ATAGCTTTTTTTGAGAGGGAACAGCCAGGGAACAAAAAGGAACACCCTGCAAAAGGTTAGAAGCATTGGTTTTATAGGAAAAATAGCAGTTTAAAGATACGTTCGATTCCCGTACTGGCTGCTAACGAAAACCTTGTAAAATCAAGGTTTTTTGTGCTTTTTAGAGGTGTTTAAAAGTTCGAGGGAACAGGCTAGGGAACAGGTAAGGAACAAGAACAAATATTCGAATTAAAACCATAGGAGGAAAACTTGTGTGTGAGACACAGGAAAAACCATCGTAGACGGCAGAAATGCGGTCTTTTTTTGTTTCCCAAATTATGTTAATATGGTTGTATGGAGGTGGTGTTGTGATACATACCGCATATGATGTGATGAAAGAATATCTGATAACCGGTGCAGAACTTGACGGCCAGTTTCAGATACCAATGCTTCCAAAAGTGGATTTCTCAGCAGGCAAGTCGATTGACTTTGCGTCTTCAAAAACCAGATCATTGAAAGGCCACAAGGACCTGACCGTAAATTTTTACATTGACGACAAAAGCTTCCTGCGAGTATGGAATCAGCCAGACCAGTACATTGAGCACTTAAAATGTTTCAATTCAGTTTGCAGCCCGGATTTCACAATTGCTTCCGGGATGCCAAGTGCGTTGAACATCTACAACCTGTACAGAAACCATGCTTTAGGCTATTATTGGGCGGTTATGGGCGTTAAAATTATTCCGTCCGTAAATATTATTAGCCCAAAGGAAATGCCATGGATATTTGATGGAACACCACACAGAAGCACTGTATCATGTTGCACCAATGGCAGAGTGCGGTCAAAGTCTGCAAGAATGGAGTTTTGCGAGAATTTTAAGGAAATGTTGGACGCAATAGAGCCGACAAAGGTTGTGATCGTAGGTATCGTGCCGGATGAACTCAATGTGGATGTGCCAATTATAAACCTCAATTCACGGAGCCAGAACATGAAAGAAGTGTTCAGAAAGGAGTAGGCATGGGAACCATCAGCAGGGAATCAGCGAAGCGCAGAAGTAAGGAAACGAGCCAACAGAAGCGCAGAAATGTTAAAATTTCAAACGTTATACAGAATAAAAAGAATTTCAGAAGTGACGAATTGAACGTTATGAAATAATAAAAGGTGGCAGCTTGATTACTGCCACCTTCCAACACCATGTGTTATACTTTATCCGTCTATCAATGAGGCTCCGGACGCCTTTCACCATTGATATCCGTTGGAATAATAATATCTCTTACGAATTAAAAAGTCAATAGAAATTCAAAAAAATTCACAGCACGCCGATGTACGTTCTACGGAATTTTCGACAAAATTAACAAGCATAAAAAATCGCAGGTCTGAATTAGTTCCAGATTTCTGCGATTTTTTTCCGGGGTTTTCCAGTTCCAGTGCATCTGCAATTGATACAGGAATTGCCCGGTAATACCAATTTTAAACATTTGTTCTAATCAGATATGATTGTATTAATTAAGTATTTCTAACTTTCTTGACGTCCCAAACCATCCCGATTTTGTCGAGCAGTTCTACCCGCTCCGGTGTGGTCTGGGCGTATGAATTGCCTTTTCTGGCGCTACGCTGTGAGCGTATCCATTGTCCCAGTTTATAACCGTCCGGGCAAACGTAAGAGCAGGGGACAAGTAAATCCCCGTTAAGGTTGTAGAACTCTTGAGCGTGTTTGTACCCGGTGCACCATTTTTGTGCTTGTGTCGCTAACGCCCCTGATCGGATTTCTTCCGCTTTTTCTGCGTAGTTTCCTGTGCATCCCGTAAAACTATCACGAGCGCTTAAGGCGTCTTCTAAGGCAGAATAAGAGCCAAGGTAATATTTTGCGCCATCCCGGTATACATTAACCTCCCAGCGCCCGAAACTGTTAAGATGCAGATTTTTGTATTTTACGATGTCTTTTTTATAAGCGTTTTTGGAATTTGCTTTTGCGTAAGACATCCGCAGCCGTTCCCTTTTGCACTCCGGGCCGCACACAAGTCGCCCGTTACGACTCTCGAACTCTTTCCCGCAGACAACGCATCGTTTTATATTGTTGTTTGTGATCTGCACACCCGGGCGCAGCTTCGCGAAGAACTCCGGGAACGTGCCGTTATTCTTTGCGATTTCCGCATCTTTGCGGACTTGTGCGGCCTCCTCCGGGCTTGCGAAAATTCCAAGCGTGTAATTCTTGCTGTTATAATTTATTTGCGTAATCCATTTATCAGTGTTTTTGTATGGATACACGTATTTTATTTTGCTCATGTGATCTCCCTTTTATAGCCGTACAGCTATACAAAATAATAACCCCTTTGCGTTCTGTCGTCAATCCCTGTTATCAATTCGATATTTGACGTTTTAAGGTGGTTTTATATGCCTGTGATAAAATATACCAGAATCACGCTGAAAGCCGTTAAAACGTCAAATAGAAGCCAATACAACTATATATAATTGTCAATGCACATCATACCGGGAAACAAGCCCCGGTGAAGTCCTGGCACAGGTCACGAACCACCGCCGCCCGGAGCGGATGCAGGACACCAGAAAAGAGCAGCGGTTTTACTGCTCTAAATAGTTTATATTTGCAATCTGGGGAAAGTCCCGGAAGAACTCAGAAAAGCCGCCGTCAGCGATATTGTATTGACGGTCTGATGTTGGAATCATGCAGCCGTTTTTGATCTCCATACAGAAAAGTTGTAAATATCCCGGTTTTTTCGTGGATTTATGCAGCGCATACCGCATAAAAGACACCGCCCCAGACTGACACCGCACCGGCGGCAAGTCGTACCAGATCAGCGGGACGGAACCGGAAGCAACCGCATTAAACACGTGTCTAGCGTCCTTTTCTGCCGATTCTTTAATTTTATCAACTTCGGAAAAATCCCCGCTTTTTATGGCGTCAATAGTCTGTTTCGACGATGGTTTTATAATTCTATCTATCATATAAAAGCCCCTTTCTGGTTAGAAAAACAGGCGGGAAAGCCCCGCCCGGAATTGTTTATTTAATTCAAGCAATCATTTATTTTCTTTTCCAGGTGCGGAAACGCTTCGCAAATTTCCTGAACGCTGTCTGCGTAATAGTCACCCACGGTCTTGCCAAAAATCTTGATATTTCCAGAATAAAAACAGCCGAGATCATTAAACCAAATATCAAGCCCGGTTGCCTGTTCCTTTTTGTCATCGTACCACATGTCAATTTTAATCATTTTATTTTCCTCCTGATTTTATTTTAAAAGGCCGCCGGGGAAATGCTCCCCGGTACGCTTGCCGGCCTGTTAATCGCAGATATACGACCAAGAATTTACTTTTGTTGTTCCGTATCTTTTCAAATATGTGTCAATCCGTTTTTCAAATGCTTTTCTGACTTCTTTAAAGCCGTCAATAATTTTCTGGATATCGTCCGCACCCAGCTTTTTTATATCCTTGCAATTAATCCAACGCATCGGGGTAAATTCTGGATTATATCCGGTTCTTACCACCGTAAAAGCCTTTAATTTGCTGTTGTCTGGTTGCCCCATATAATGAGTATATGTATAACACTCGTATTCATAACCGCTCAAACATTTTTTGAGATCCTCTATATCAGAATCAATCTTTTTTAGATTTTGTTCTTTAAAATATTGCTCGCTTTTTCGGGCTAATGCTGCCATGTCTTCGGCGTCTTTCATTTCTTCGTTGGTGCAAGTACCATAAGAGCCAGCACCAAAACAGAAGTCCTTTTTTATAGATGGTTTTTCAATATCTGCGATATCTCCATTTGAAAATTGAACCACGTAAGCACAATTTTTCTTTGCAAAGTTCTGCATATATTCATCTTCCCATACCTCTGTTTTAATAATATTCATGTACATTTCTTTTAATTCTTTCTGCGTCATAGCTGTTGTATCTCCTTTAAAATGTTTAAAATTTTTTTGCAAGCTGTAATATATTTATCGGTCAGCACTTCATTTTTGAAGTGTTCGCCGCGTGCCCGGGATTCGAGCCAATCAACAACGCCGGCGCGGTTGTTTCTCAGTTCTTCCAGAAACTCATCATATGATGAAAAATCCTCATTTTTGATAAGTTCCGGGACAAATCGAGCGAAGCCAAATATTGCATTTAATCCGTTTGACTCCCTGTAAATACAACCGCCGTAAAACTTGCTTGTGGTTCCGCCACAAGTTTTGTGAAGTGCTTTGCAGCCATAACACATTGTGTTATATGTCAGGCTGTCGAGTGCCAGCATCGCATCTTTTATTTTCTGCTCCTGTTCAGGAGCTAAAAACATTGTGTTTTTCATAGTTCATTTACCTCTCTTTTTTATTTTTTTTGAAATCCGGCGGTTGCGTTGGGGCTACGGCTTGACCGCCGCCGGAAGAAATTATTTGATTTTTGCATCTGTCCAAAGATCAAGGATAGAGCGAAAACAATTTAATTCATCAACGGTAAAACCGCCGTCATTAATATGGAATATTGCGTAATCCCCATATTTTTCATTTATGTCCTGAACGTAATTATAAAATTCTTCGAACCGTTCCAGGCGGTCAGTGTCGAGCATGTACCACTTATGCTCAGCCGGAAGCGTTTTTATAAAGTTTTCCGCGTTCTCTGGATAACTAAGCAATCCGGAAACTGTTATTTTGCTTTTCTTGTCGTCCTGTGTGGTGCGGTCAATCATTGTAAACACCGCCCAATTTAATCTATTCAAATATTTGTTTGCCATTGATTTTTCCCCTTTTCTGTGATATTCTATTTTTGCTGGTATTTTAATAATTATATCTAGGGCTCCGGGCTTTCTGGAGCCCTTTTTTATGCTGACATTTTATAAAGAATCAAAAACTTTAATTCCTCATACTGTCGGGAATTAATCCCGGCGAAGTCGCTCCCGATCAGCTCCAGGAGCTTTTCTAATTTTCTTTTTGTGCGGGCTTTTTCGATCTGGCCCAGATAGATGTTATATCTCATCCTTTACACCTCCCACGCGTTTATACTGGCGATTATGCGCCGGGTTTCGATCTCCTCCAGACGTTCCCACGCTTTGGAAACGCTGCGAGCTTCTACCACTTTTGAAGTGATTTCATAATTAATTTTCAGCTGGTAAACCAAAACAAATTTTCTCATTTTTGCTCCGTTCTCCCGGCTCTGCGTCCGGGTTGTTTGTTCTCTGTTGATGGTTATATAATACACGATAATAGACTAAAAGTAAATACACAAGATACACGAAAATAGATTATATAATACAGCTTGTTTTTGTGCAAATAGTACATAAAAATAGACATTGACTAAATACCAAAAATCTATTATCATATATCTATAAATAAGGAGGTGAAAAACAATGGCCGATTATGGAAAGAATGGATATATTGACTTTTCTAAGCTATGGAACGTATTAAAAAAGAAAGAACTTAATAAACAGTGGTTAAAGAACAATGGTTTGCATTCTAATACAGTGGCGAAGCTAACAAAGAATGAAAATGTAACTTGTGAAGTTATTTGTTCATTATGCAAATTATTGAATTGTCAACCAGCTGACATTATGGAATATAAAAGTAAATAAAATACATTATAATAGACTATTGACAAATACACGATAATAGATTATACTGTAACCATAGAAAGGAAGTGGTTACAGTATGGCAAACTTAGAAAAATTTTATATTTCACAATATAATAAGGCTGGAATATATGCAGTTGTCAACAGAACAAAAATGATGGCGTATGTTGGGCAAAGCACGAATATTAAAAAGAGAGCATTACAACATAAAACAGGGATTCAAAACGGCACTCATAACGTAAAAGAAATTAATGAAGACAAAGAAGACGAATTTACTTTTCTAGTGCTTCACAAATTTTACAACGAAGAAGTTGCAAAAAGTAAATTGGATTTTTGCGAAAAAATTTACATGTTCACATTGGCAAAAGCTGGTTTTAAGTTATATAACAAAAATGATGTTGGATATTATAAAAATACTCTTGATATTGCAGCATATATTTGCAATGATATAGCGTTCGAGCTTGGGACAGATGAGAATTTAAAAGACGCATATTTTGAAAAATACGGAAAACATTATTGCTATGATGTAAAAATAGCAAATAATTGCAGGTAAACAAACAACCAGAGGGGCGAGAAATCGTCCCGATCATGAATTAAAAAAACCAATCACGCAGCCCCAGGAGGGGGCGGAACGGAGGGAAAGAAATGAAATTAAACACATTGGCATATATCCTCGGAACAGAGGATACAATTGAAGCCGGTAAAGAATATTTCTTCGGCCAGCTCTGGGATGGAAACGGAGACGGCGAAGAGCTGTTAGAGTCTGGAGCAATCGCCGTATATCAGGATGGTGAGGAGTATATCGTGGATTTCGAGGCTCTGGAATCTGCGGAGGACATTTTACAGGCCCGGGTTAAGGTTACCGGGATTGATTAAAAACAATGTAAAGCAGAGGACGTAAGGAGGGCAAAATGGAATATTTAGTCAATGAGAAACGCAACAACCAGTTCTTTCCGGGAAACTGTATTTACATCCCGGAAAACTACCCGGAAGACTGGCGGGAACGCCTGGAAGCTGGCGAGGTTGTCAGCTACGAGGAGGACGGCGAACAGTGTGAAATTTGGCTTGATATGGAAGAGGAGGAATAGGAACATGATAAAATATGATTTGGTGAAAAGAACGGCAGAATTTAACCGCCAAAATAGAAAGGAGATTAAAGAAGGATGTACAGCTTTGGATCCGGATCCCGAATACATAAAAACGTTTGACGATCTGGAAGAGGCTAAAAAGGAACTTGCAAAACGCAAGACAAGCGTCAGCAAGTTTGAAAATCACAATATGACGTTTTACTCAGTTGAGGAGTATGCGATTGAGGAAAATGAGTTCGAGTTTGACGAGGACGAAAACGAGTTCGTGCAGACGGGCTTTATAGACACGTTAGAGACAACTCCAATGAAAATCGAAGTTGTCGAAACACCAAGTTATGAAACAATTGGTGTTTATTCCAGCCTGGAAGAGGCAGAAGAGGCAGCTAACGAGTATGACGGAGACGGAGAGTCCTATATAATGCTTTAAAAAAATAAGTCGGAAACACAGGACGGAGTTTTACGTTCTGGAAAGCGTCAACCCAGACGAAGGCGCACCAGATCATTACGATGGGGACATTGTAAAGCGCTGGAAATAAAAACAGGGAGGAAAGAGAAATGAAGAAAACAATTGATTTATTGAGTGCAGCTGTAGAAATGGGATTCAACAGAGAGCAGGCGCTTGCAGACATCGACGCAAGCCTTGACGCAGAACTCGAAGAAAGAAAGCCACTCATGGAGGAAGAAATACCAGAAATTTTATACAATGATATTCTTGAAGGATTTCGAGCAGATAAGGAAATGAACGCATGAAAGCGGTAATGATACAAGGACATATGGATACCGCCCGGTTTTCAATTCCGGGATGGAACGGCAAGCGGGGTGAAACATACCCGCTTCCGCCTTTTTCTACAATTGCCGGAATGGTTCATTTTCTTTGCAGGTGGGACAGTTGGCATGATATGAAGATGTCCGTATCCGGCAATGGAGTCATAAATAAGCCGGAAATCTGTATGAGGTGGCGCGGCGGAGCTGTCGCAGGATCAGAAACGGAGGAATTTAAGCAGCGTTTTCCAGTCAGGGTAAAATCTGGGGATTCGTTTGTGGGCTGGGTTAATACGCCAATTTATGAAAGCGTTGTGTCTGATCTGGACCTGCGGCTGCATATTATGCCGGATAACCAGGAAGAAGTTGACGTAATTTACAGGAAAATCTTAAATCCCCGGACATTCCCAAGCCTGGGACGACATGAGGACTTGATAAGAATTGACGATGTAAAGATTGTCGATGTTCTGCCAGCGCAGGAAATGGCACTTGATATGTGTGCTTATGCACCGGCTACAGTAGAAACGCCCGGAACTGTTTACACAGTTCACAAAGATTATGCGATCAGCAAAGGAAATCGAAGATTTAATGATGTCCGAGTGAAATATTTAGATAGAGGAATGAAAGTAATTACAGATTGTGATAATTTAAACAATCCTTGCTTTTTCATCTGATCTATAGTATTATTTAGACAACAATTACTGATGTAATTGAATGTAAATTTGAAATAGTACTGAATAAGTGCAAATTTTAATATTTCCATTTTGGAAAGACACAAAATAAGCCCCTGAGAGATAACCCGGGGGCTTTTGCTGTCTTATTCTGGCGGCGTAATAAGTGAGGGGAACAACCCCGCCGCCGAAGTTGTTAAAATACATTTATCATAAAACCGCCGAAGTTGTCAAGCAAAATTTTTTTATTTTGGGACTTGATTTTTAAAACCGGTGTGGATAAAATAAAAATAACGACAGGCGACGGAACTCAGGAGGGGGCGACAGCCAGAGCGCGAAAAGAATATGAATTTAGCAGGCCAGATCACGCCGGACAAGGTGCCGGAAGGTATGGCTTTTTGTGCGCTATATGCCGGAAAATGACCGTATTACAAGGCGTATAAATATATAATAACTGTCTATATAATCCCCTCCAAGATTCTAGAGACCTAGAGTTTATTAATTATATATCTATACAGTACCGTATAGATATATAGAGTTAATAAGAGTAATATATCAGTAAAAATAAAATTAAATAGACTGTTGACAGTGATATAAAAGTATGATAAAACAGAATTAACAATTGAATAAGCCGAAAGGCAATAAGAATAATAAGACGATTAAAACCGATCAGATCGGAAAGAAGAAAGGGATTTAGAAAGGTCCCAGATTGTATCTGCGAACGTGTTTTTGTCGTCTTTTTTTATTTCAATTTTTGGAGGTGATACAGTGAAAAAGAGTAATACAATAGTAACAGAACAGGGAATAGAAGTATACACTAGTACGATTAATTATTATGCTGATGAATATGCTGATTCACTGTATGACCAAGAAGAAATACATAAGCCAAATAGTAATCAATTTACAGGTATGATTAAGTATATAAATAAACATGTTGGATTTAACAGAGATATACTTGAGAGCATAACAGTACTTAATGAGATATGGGAAGCTTATACAGAGTTAGTATATAAATATAATCAAAAGCCTACGATAGAAGAATACGCATTATTGATTGGCATTCACAGAGACACAATTTATTCATGGGCGAAAGGAGAGTGCAGAGCTGATGACTATTGTGAAAAGCTAAACCTCTCACGCTCCGACACGATTAAAAAATGGCAAGATGAATGCGCACTCGGACGATATAAAAGCGCAGCTTCCGGGAACGTTGGTGGCATATTCCTTTGTAAAGCTGTTGACGGCATGGCAGAGACGGCACCAGTACAGGCAAACCAGCGGCAGGATAAACCACGGGAGAGCCTGGAACAGATCAAAGAAGAGTTTGGTGGTTTGCTGACAGGAGAGTGAGGCAAGATAGGACGTATCAAGAGCCCGAAAATGTGCAGGACTCACGGACAAACGGCACGAAAACAAGGCAAATTAGTAGAAACTGTGCAATGTATACAAACATAAGTCTTCAAATTGTGTAATATGTACATTAATCTATATAAAAAACTGTTGTTTTTCTTATAGATGTAATATTCCGACAATTATCTGCTATATATTTCTTCCTTGACCACTGCCGCAGGCCATTAAAGGTCAGCGTTAAGCCAGGGAAGCGGGAACCCATGGGGCGGCGGGCTTCCCTGGTAGCGTCCGGCATGGATACCGGGAGGGGGTGTATATAAGCCCCAGCACACGCCGAGTGAGTACTCCGAGTTCCCGAAAAATTAAAAAAGCCTCTTCTAACAGCAAGGCTTAAAAATTCCAAAAAAACAAAAAAAGAGTTCCCCACGGCAGAGATAGTGATTGCAACACGACAAGCGGTAAGCCTTAACCGTTTCTCTGCCAAATAAATAAGGCGATATCAGAAAGGCAGGTACAAGATGGAAAAAATAGTAAACAATGATGGATATCTTCGGTCTGGACTAATGGACATTGCCAGGCAGTTACTGAGTATTTGTAGCGAAACTGGTGTTTCCAATATTCAGATAGCTACATCATCTCGGAAAGAGGGCGAAGGTATTACGCTTCTTGCAAAAACTGGTGACAAACCAATTCTTTCAGTAAAGATGGACACTGCCTATGAAAAAGAATAACTCTCAAGGTGAATCAATCCGAATCCGGCTCACAGGACAGCTAGAACGAAAGCTCGTAGCCGAAAAGAACCGAACCGGCAAAAGCGTATCGCAGATCACCAGAGAAGCATTGGAACAATATTTCCGAAGGAGATAGGCAAAACGCCGACTCAATTTTTCTCAAAAAAATAAAAAAGAGGTTTTTATATGTCAAAAGAATACAGTGAACGCTTTGATGAACTTCGTAAGAATCGAGTCGAGGTAAGCTATCATAAATACGGTCCTGCCAGGAAGAATTTTAAAACCGGGAACGTGCAGGCACTCCCGTCTATGGAACGGTGTATTGAGAAATATAATTCCACCGGAAACACAGAATATCTCGTGGATGCAGCAAATTACCTCATGTTCGAGTTTATGTACCCGCAGCATCCTAAAGCACACTTCAAAGCTACAGACAGCAAAGATAGCGCAGGGATAGTCGGAATCAGCGTAAAGGAAATGGAGGACTTGAAGAATGAACAGTATTGACCCAGTATATTACGCATATGTAATAGATAAAACAGCAATTTTCACAAGAGAAAAACCAGACCCGGAAAAAATTCAAGAATACGTGATATTTAAAGCAAATAAAGTCGAAGTTCTTTTGGACAACGCGACGACGTATGAAGGTCTGAATGGAGATGTGAAGATTGACCTTTCAAAACAGAAACTAACCGATGCAGTAACCATTTTAAGGCACGAACTTCTTACACATGGAGAAGTTTACAATGGTTTCAAAGCAAGCCTTAAAACAGCGATTGAGAAGTACTGTACATGCGGCCTGCCATTCGAGCCAGAAGAAGAAACTGCCGGTAAGATTCTTGATTTTATGATCGGAGAGGAACAGAAAGAATGATTCTTGCAAAATTCGTAGCAGTCATGTTGGATATTGCATTTTTCACATTGGTTTTAGCATTTCTTATATCACAGGACGAAACCGAAAAGAAAAACAATCCAATAGCATCGGCAGTATTTATATTGATGGAAATTTGTTTCGCGGTTAATGCAGTTGTGATTTTTAGATTATAAAGGAGGACGCAAGTAATGAAATTTTCAGAAGCATTCAAACTTATGAAACAGGGAACCAAGGTAAAGCTTCCATCATGAGGCGGATATTGGTATTGGGATGCAGAAAAAGAAACAATTATGATTCAGTGCCGCCCACAGGATAACGGTGAAAAAGGAGAATTACTTGATATTCGTGAGACGCAGATGGTGGAATATACAACTATGAATATGCAGTCTGATGAATGGATTATTGCAGACGAAACAAACTGCCCGGTACTCGGCGGTGAAGCAACATTCTCTTTTGGGGATGCAATCAAATATTTAAAACGTGGACTTAAAGTAGCGAGAAAAGGTTGGAATGGAAAGAAACAGTACATTCAGCTTGCCACTGGCATTTCATATAAGACTGCTGATAATGAAATTGTAAATTGTGAGTATGATGCAATCGAAAACAAAGCCATTGCTTTTGTTGGAACATCTGGCGTACAGATGGGATGGCTTGCATCTCAAGCAGATATGTTAGCAGAAGATTGGATTTTTGCAGAATAAGAGGAGAACCCAATGTGGTTAGCATTCACAATACAAATTCCCCTGTTCACCATACTGATTGAACGGGTGAAAATACAAGAAAAGCAGAAGCCTGTCGTTCTCAGGTTAGGGAAAGCCTTTGAATCTGACAGGTCGAGGCATCCAGAGTAGCTTAGGTCTGCGTCAGTGAAATACAATTTCCCAAAGTAACTGGCGCGGACTTAACGATACAAATATAGACATGATGCTTTCTAAAATTTTATAAAATATATCACTCTATCACGAGTCCGGGTAAAATCCCGGACAAATAATGGGCTATCGCCAAGTGGTAAGGCACAGCACTTTGACTGCTGTATTCGCGGGTTCGAATCCCGCTAGCCCAGTCGGACTATATTGTTTAGCCATGATATAGTTCCCCTCCGAATTGGTTCCATCTATCCCAACGGGGATGATTAAAGGGGCTTCAAATGCCCCGGATGGACTCTACTTATGTAGAACAGCATTTAGACCCTTTGTTGCGACTGCGAGGGCAAGAATCGCAACAGCAGAGGAAGTTACTCTTGAACTGCAATAACCCTCTGCTTAGGAAACTTAGTTCAGTTGGCAGAACGGTCGGCTCATAACCGACAAGTCACAGGTTCGAGTCCTGTAGTTTCCATTTCTTCCATATGCTGTCTATCCGTTTTATGGACAGAAAAAACTGCTGAATGAGTGTATGTGGATTATTTTTATGAAAGGTGTGTAACGGCACAGCCTGTTCAATGAAGATAATTCCCCGTTCGGCACAGTCTCTGAGTTAAATTGTCGTCAATAGGTGCACGTTGAGGACAGGAAGTTTTCAAGAGGCATATAAAAGGTTTCGTCGCTATACACAAAGACATCAATATCCAAATCCGAAACAACTCCGTGGGGCTGGCACGGTTGAAAACAGCCTAGTGGAAAGCATAACACGATAAACATATTGCTAACCCGGGGTTTCCGGGTTATGTGGAATGTACGCTAGTGGAAAACTGACAGAGTCGCGCTCTGGTCTCCGGTTCGATTCCGGGCGTTCCGCTTTAATCCGCTTAGAGTTAAGCTGTTTGTATACAGGCGGTCTATGTCTCAGGTGGATTTACGCATGAGCGTAAACGTACAACTCACTAGGCGTTTGCGTAAAAAACTTTTTAGAGAGATGAGACCACGGGCCGTGAGAAGTGATAGTCGGCAATTCTAAAAGAACCATCTAGTTCATGTGTTTTACGATGGAAAGGTTAATGCTTATCTGGATATTTTCATCCGGTCCGAAAGCATGTGATGTGGGAATCAACCCAGTTTCTTTTCAGAGAACTGGCCGTTATAGGCGGTACGGAATGTAGCTCAGTGGTAGAGCAATGGCATTGTAAGCTATGTGCCGCAGGTTCGATTCCTGCCTTTCCGATTCCAATGAACTGCAATCATTGGAATTTTTTTCTCTTACTTCGTTCGGTTCCAGTGTTTCTCGTTGGGAGATTTATGCCGTTCAAGTCGGCGCACTGGATTTTTTTAATTAAGGAGATGGCTATGGACACAAAAGGATGTAAATGTTGTTGCACGTGTAAATGGTACGCAGTATGCGAAGGCGTCTGCTGAAATGGCGACAGTGAACATTGTGCAGACTTTAGATGCCTGGATGATAGTTGTGAATGTTGGGAGGAGAATAAGCATGAGTGATTTGTCTGAACTTATTAATAATGGCGGTCTTATTATAAAAGAGCTGGAAAACGAACCGCCCATAGACCCTATAAAGGTAGCAAATTGGTTGATTGATCGCGGATTAAAAACTGGAATCCGATTATACGGAAAAAGTGAACTTAGACAAATTGCCAAACACCTTTTAATTTATTGTGGGGACGAATAATGCAAATAGCAGGAAAAGAAATCAAAGACGAGTGTTCCAGATGCGGTAATATCCTTGAATGTGAGTTGTTCCGTCAGGGACATGGAATAAAACAGAAACGTGAGAATATAGCAAAGATGATCGAATGCCAGATGAAGCACAGGGAGGAAAGAGAGAAATGAACGAACTGAAAGTATTGAATGAGCAGGAAGTATTAGGAAAACAGTTTCGAGTATACGGAACGGCAGAGGAACCGCTATTCTTAGCAAAAGATGTAGCGGAGTGGATTGAACACAGCAAGCCATCAGTAATGATTGAATCTGTAGATGAGGATGAGAAAGTCAAAGTAAATAATGTTTACTTTGAAAATAGAACCGGCGGGAATGGGACATGGTTTCTTACCGAAAATGGACTTTATGAAGTTCTGATGCAATCCAGAAAGCCGATTGCCAAACAGTTCAAAAAAGAAGTCAAAGAGATTCTGAAAACCATCCGTAAGCATGGCATATATGCCACGGACAATGTCATTGATAACATTCTGAATAATCCAGACTTCGGCATCGAACTTCTGACAAAATTGAAAGAAGAACGTGCCGCAAGAGTAGAAGCCGAGAGAAAGAATGCTATCCTGATGCACGTAAATAAGACATATACCATTACTGAGATTGCAAAAGAACTGGGACTGAAATCAGCAATACAGCTAAATCGGATTCTGGCAGAGAAAAAGATACAGTATCAGGTGAACGGTACGTGGGTGATGTTTTCACAGTATAGTAATTGTGGGTATGAGGAAATCAAACAGGAAGTTCTGGATTCTGGAAAAGTGATCTACCATAGACGGATTACACAGATGGGACGGGAATTTATTCTTGATCTATTTGAAAAGACAGCGTAATTGAAAGGGGAGATTTCCATGTTTAATAAACTTTTTAACTTATACATAAGATACAAGACTAAAAATCTCAAAGCAGTTCCACTGTTCGTTATGACATTTAATTGGAAGAAAATTCAGAAAGACGGTAAAAAAGATAGTTGCACACTATATTCAATGCATCCAGAGATTGCAAACGACTCGTTCTTAAAAGAAAAGTTGTCTGAATGCGTGAATTACATTCGGGATAACTACGACATGGAAATTTTTACAAGAATTTAGCGGGAGGGAATCAGATGCAAATAGGAGACTTAGAAAAATGGAGCGCAGACCAGCTCAAAAATGAAGTTGTTCGGTTGTCGACAGTATATGAGAAGAAACAGCATGAGATTTTAGACAAAAATGAGAAAATCAATGAGCTTCAGGCTGAACTGGATAAAATGTGCGATTATAACGATGATTTGAAAAAGCAGATAAGTGAAAAAGCAGATGTGCCGATTCTGGATGAACCTACAGAAATCGCAAAATATCACAGACAGCATCAGGACGATTGCATTACGATTAATCGGTTATATACAACACTTGACGTTCTGATTGACCGATATGCGAATCTGAGAAAGATTCATGGACTGAGCTGATGAGAATTATTTATTCAGGCTCGGACATTGATTTTCTTGACACCACATACAATATCGAGGGAGAGTGCCACCGAACGAACATCCCGACTAGGTTCTATCCAGACAGACGCTTGCTTCTGGCGGGGAATACGACCGTAATATACAACCAAACGGGAAATCTTTCTAAAATATGGAAAGCAGATTACATCGGGGACAATTATTTGACGATTTTAACATTGATCAGAAAGGACAACGGTAAATGAGCATTAAAACAGCACTTGAATCAGAGGGAGTAGACTTCTCTGAATATATGAATATACCCGAGCCATGGGACGGATCAGCACAAATTAAAATGGAAAATGGTACAAAATGGGTAATTTGTCCATTTTGTGGAAAGAAAGCCTTAAAGATTTTCCCAACCACAAAGATTTATCGGATGCCGTATAAATGTAAGGGTAGCAACTGCAAGAAAGAGTTTATGGTGAATGTATAAAAAGGAGAATATCAGATGATGAACATCAAATTAATAGACAGAGATACGGATATTTCAAGACTAAAAATACGCCAAATGAGTTGGGACACTGTAATTAATGGAAAACCGTATTTTGTTGTACAAATAGCAGGATATGTACATACAATTGGCGGCAAATACAGCAATAATGATTTATGGGCTTATCCTAGGGACGAAAAACCAAATTGCAAGAATTTAGTTCAATTCGAAGGAGAACCCGTATGTTGGGGAATAAATTATGCGCCTTACAATTACGCTCGATGCAGACATGGTGAATTTGAAACAACTACGATTGGCAACGTGTTTATTACCAGAAACGGAGAAAAATTCTGCGATGTAAGAGGCGGAATTGAACGTGCAAAGTGCATGATTAATGATTTTAATGAGCATCCAATAAACTTAAATGATATTGATTTCGATAAAAAAGTTATCGGAAGAAAAGTCTGGTGGCGTAGTGAACCAGCTGTTGTATCAAACTATATTTCAAAACAGGCGTGCGTCATATTAGAACCAGATGGAATAAAACAATTTACAACACCAGCAGAATTTGCAGATGAAGGATGCAACTATTATTGTGACGGAGATGTAAAAGCAGATATTCTTGATAAGCATATTTGGTGGTTCAGAGAATGATGGAGGATGCACAGAATGAAAAAGATAATCGTTGCAATAACAGTTTTATCACTGACGCTTGGAATGTCCGGATGCCAGTCTGCCACAAGAAATTGCGGCGGAAACACAACATTAGAGTTGGAACCAAACCAAAAGTTAGAGGAAATTACATGGAAAGATGATTCACTATGGTATCTCACACGCCCTATGACTGATGATGATATTGCCGAGACTCACACGTTCCAGGAATCTTCTAATTTCGGAGTATTCGAGGGTAGCGTAACTGTTGTTGAAACAAAAAATAAATAACCAGTCAAAGAGCCACATGAGAGCCAGACTAAATCCTAAGAAGAAAGGAGGTCTGGCTCTATTTTTATGCAAAAAATTATTGAAGAATCGCCGGAATGGTATGTGATGATCGGAAATAACATCATCAACAGTAATCTAAGCCCGGAAACAAAGTGGAATAAGTTATATTCCCTTGTCTACTTAATGGATGAAAAACATTCTTTCAAAGAATACCCGAATTATCGTGAAAAAGGCATAGGATTAAGCAATATTGGAAAAGAAGCTGCACTTAATCAGTTGCTTCAAACAGGTTCAAAAGAATTTAAAGACCTCTACTACAAATATCTTCTGTTCGAAGCCCGAAACTATCAGGTTGACAGTGGTCTACTGTATCTGGAAAAGGACAGGATCTTAAAAGAACGCTTCTATCAGCCAAGAAGAAATGTGTTCTTGAAGCACAATATCATCGGCTCTTTACAAGACTTGATGGATGATAAACTTGATATATTTGCGCTGAGCGTACCACCCGGTTGCGGAAAATCTACTCTTGAAGATTTCTTTCTGTCTCTGGTAGGCGGGTGGTTTCCAAATGATTTCAACCTGTCATCAGCGCACAGTAGTATTCTGACACGTTCACTTTATGATGGAGTTCTGGAAATCATCAATGATCCGGTTGAGTACACATGGCATGAGATTTTTCCAAATGTCGAAATACAGGGAACAAACGCAAAGGAAACGACAGTAAACCTTGAAAGAAATGGACGTTTTAAAACATGGACGTTCCGATCAATTGACGGTTCTCTGACTGGTGCTACTCGTTGTAATAGATTCCTTACTGCCGATGACCTTGTATCCGGTATTGAGGAAGCGTTAAACAAAAACCGATTAGATACCCTGTGGACAAAAGTAGTAAATGACTTGCGCTCTCGTAGGCTAGAGGGTTGTAAAGAGTTTTATATAGCTACAAGATGGTCAGTTCATGACCCTATTGGAAAGTTACAGCAGTTATACGCCGGGAACCCTAGAGCGAGGTTCATAGCAGTACCGGCGCTTGACGATAACGGGAAAAGTAATTTTTTATTCACAGTAAATGGATTCTCTGAAAAGTATTTCAACGATGCTAAAGAATCTATGGACGAAATCTCTTATAACTGTCTTTATCAGCAACAACCGGTAGAACGTGAAGGATTATTGCTTCCGCCAGATAAGCTAAAAAGATTTTTCTTTGGCAAAGAAGACGTTCCCGACGGATGCACGGACGAATACACAATTATACCAGACAAAGAAGCAGATGCGATATGGGCAGTATGTGATACAAAAGATAAAGGTACAGATTTTGAATCATTACCTATTGCATATCAATATGGGGATAAATTTTTTATCCCGGACGTTGTTTTCGATGATACCACAGATTATGACATCCTGGACAGAAAGACTGCTGATATCTTGATAAAACACAATCCGCATAAAATCAGATTCGAGTCAAATAACGTAGGAAATCGTGTTGCACACAACATTCAAAAGATAATCTCAGGGAAATGCCGAGCGGATATCGAAACAAGACCTACGCAAGCAAATAAAGAGACAAAAATTCTCGTAAACTCTGATTACATATCAAAACATTTTTATTTTTTACATCCGAGCCAATACAAGCCTAAATCTGATTACGGAATGTTTATGGGAAATGTGACCACATATACCACAAGGGCAAAAGTAGCTCATGATGATGGCCCGGACAGCTTGGCGATGATGGCAGAGTACGTGCAGAATCCATTAGGCGGAAAAGCAACTGCAATGCGCAATCCATTTTGGGGAAGGAGATAATATGACAACAAGAGAATACTTAGGGCAAATTCAGAAATATGACAAGCTTATTAAAAATAAAAAATACGAAGAAGAACATTTAAGAAGTCTTGCTCTTGGGCTTAAATCGTTCTCATATGGTGAAAAAGTTCAGTCTACTCCGAATCCCAATCAAATGACCGATGCCGTAAGCGAACTTGTTGACATTCAAACAGAAATCAAAAAAATGGTTATTGAATACACAAAGAAAAAGCAAGACATTATTGAAACAATAGACAAGGTGAGCGATATCAATTCAGATTTGTATGATCTGCTGTTTAGGCGATATGTAAAAGATGAAAGGCTTGAAATGATTGCCTGTGAAATGGGATATTCCTATTCTCATGTGAAATTATTGCATTCGAAAGCACTGAATATCGTCAAAAACATTAAGAATTTTGAAAGTTAATACCTGATAATACTGAATAATACCTGCATATATTATATAATATAAGCTGTAAAATAAGCACTGAGGTCAAACCTTGGTGCTTTTTTCATGCAGAAAAATAGGAGGACAGGCAGTGGGGAGAAACAAAACAAATTTTGTTGACCTATGCCAAGGCGAGTTTGGCAGAAAAACTGCCTATACTGGCGTAGACCAGATTACTCCCCAGAACGTGGCACAGGTCCTTTCTGATACAATCGGAATCCATAACAGGAATAGAACCCTGATGGATTATCTTTACAGATATTACAAAGGCGATCAGCCAATTTTATATCGTGAAAAACTTGTTCGCCCAGAGGTCAACAATAAAGTTGTCGAGAATCATGCCCTTGAAACAGTCAAATTCAAGGCAGGGCAGATATACGGAGAACCTATTCAGTATGTCTGTAAAAAGAAAAAAGCGAGTGAAACAACAAACGAACAAGTTGATAGGCTTAATGATTATCTGGACGAAGCCAATGCAGACGCCAGAAATATTCAACTTGGGATATACCAGAGTGCAGTAGGAACTGCATATAAAGCAATCCTGAGAGAGGATGAATGGACAAAGGATGGAGACTTACCGCCTTTCAGAATATTTATCCCATCACCACAGGATGTATATATTGTTTATTCAAGCGTTACTGGCAAACCAGTGCTTTCCGTTCAAATTTTAAAAGACGAGGACAATCAGCAGTATTATCAGTGTTATTCTTCCAGACAGTATTTCAAAATTCAAAATGGATCGGTAACAGAATCTGGAATCAATGGTTTTGGCGGTATTCCTATTATTGAATATCCAAACAATCACGACAGACTTTCTGACATTGAAATTGCGATCACAATGTATGACGCAATCAATAAGTATCAATCTGACAGGCTGAATGGGGTTGAGCAATTTGTACAAGCTCTGATGAAATTCAAAAACTGTGAGATTGACGAAGCAGAATTTGTAAAAATGATAAAACTCGGTGCTGTATCTGTAAAAGACGTCGGGAACGGAACACAATCAGACGTTGACTTAATGACTGCTGAATTAAATCAGTCAGAAAGTCAGGTTGCTAAAGATGATATTTACAACAATATGCTGATTGTAGAAGCAATGCCGAATCGACAGAGCAATACCGGTGGAGACACAGGAAATGCAGTGTATCTGAGGAATGGCTGGGATTTTGCAGAACGAGACGCAAAATTGGTAGAAGCATTTACGAAAGAAGCTGAAAAAGCATCTGCCAGAATCATTTTGAATATCATCCGAAAAACTTCAATGGATGTAAATATCTCGACCAGAGATTTTGATGTAAAAATCACCAGAAACCCAACGGATAACATGCTTGTCAAAGCGCAGGCGCTTGATTATCTGTTCAAAAATAAAATTCATCCGCTTATTGCATTGATTACTTGCGGATTATTTAGTGATCCACAAAAAGTATATGAAATGAGTTTACCTTACCTCGGAACCATTTACCCAGAATTAGCAGACCCAGATTCAGAATTGCAAAAAGCACAAGATTTGCTGAATGGCTTCAATAAGGATGTGATTTCAGAATGAGTATTTCATCATACGATGAATTGAATATCAGACCAAACAATCGCAGAAGTGAACCGTATAAAGAGTATTTCAGCAAAATGTCAATATCAGACAAAGAAAAACAAGAAAGGATAGCTTTTTCCGAACAAATGGAAGAAGTTATCTTTTATATTTTAGCACTGATAGAAACAACCATAGAAAGTGGAGAAACAAACCAAGAATATATCCAGACTCAATTTTATGACAAATATCTGGATGTAATTGCTTCGTATATGCTTATAGACACATATATCAAGCAATATGCTCTTGACGTGACAAAACAAATTATTGATGCAACATTTGAAAGATTTTCTGCCGAAGACAAAAGCATTACTGATGATTATTACCTGTCTAATGACCGGGCAATGTTTATTTCAGAATGCGAAGCTAATTCGATACTGAATTACAGACAGTATTCAAAAGCTGTGAAAGCAGGAAAGACAAAGAAGAAATGGATTGACGTAGGAGACAAAAGGGAACGAAAGACACACCTCGAAGTCGGAGAAACCATACTCCCGATTGATGAGCCGTTCTCGGTTGGAGATAGCTTGCTACAATTTCCAAAAGACACCTCGCTAGGAGCTTCGGCAGACGAGATTGTGAACTGCCGGTGTTCAATTCAATACAGTTAATTTAGAGACGAGTAAAATCGTCTCTTTTTTATTAAAAAAATATGCATCCCGATAGCGTAATCATGGGAGACACCTTGAGCTGAGCGAACAGCGTAAAAAAGCGTATTGGTGACAGGAGATTTCAATGACAAGAGAAGATGTAAAGAAGATCTTTCCAGATGCAACCGATGAGCAGATTACCTCTTTCCTGAATCAGTCAAATTCTGATGTAGCTAAGGAAAAAGCAAAAGCCCAGAAAGTAAAAGAACAAGCTGAAAAAGCAGATGCACTGGAAAAAGAACTGGAAGAACTCAAACAGCAGAACATGACAGATGCTGAGAAAGCAGAACTGGAACGTCAGAAAGAAAAAGCCGCAAACGAGAAAAGAATTTCTGACCTTGAATCTGCGCTTGCGACTTCCCAGAGAGAAGCTCTGACAGGCAAAATCACTTCTATTTTTGCAAGTGCAGGAATGAAAGGAGATGCCTATGCAGGAGCAATCAAAGCATTTTCAAATATGGATGCCGAAGATGCACTCAAAGAAGCCCAGAATTTTGTTGATGAAATTTCCGAAGTAAATAAATCAACGCTTGATACCGCAAAAGCCGCATGGGAAAAAGAAGCCCTTGAAAACACACCTAATCCGGGTAGCGGTAAATCTGGTGGAGAACCAGAAAAGAAAAGTGAAGCATCTGAATATGCAAAAGCGTACTCAGCAAAAATGTGTCCAGAAAATAAACCGGCAGATGATAATGCCCCAGTAAATATTTAAGAAAAGGAGATTTAGATTATGGCTTTTATGAAAACAGAGCAGTACGAATCCACACCTAATATCCTCGAATCCGAGGTAGGACTGGTACTTAAAACCTATACAGCAGAACAGACAAATGCTGAAACCGTTGGAACTAAGAAGATTATCAAGGCAGGTTCTGTATATCCGACAAACGCAACTGGCGCTAAAGGCATTGTATTTGAAGACGTCGATATGACAGACGATACAAAACGACCGATTTCCGTAATTGTTGCAGGACGTGTTCTTGAAAAAAGACTTCCGGTAACAGTAGAAACCACTGCAAAAACAGAGCTTGAAAAAGCGGGTATCGTCTTTGTAACCACTACAGACCCAGAATTTTAAGGAGGTAAGCAGATGCCATTTAATATTTTAGAATCAATCACACAGGAAGAAAGACTTAACTTTTCTCAGGATTTCAGCGTAAAAAGACCGGGCATTCTTGACACCATCTTCCCGGATGTCAAAACCCAGTTCCTGAAAGCTGAATACTACAGACTTATGGCTGGACAGAGACTTCCAGAGGTAGCATTTGTTCATGCGCTTGATACTGAAGCAGAAATCGGGACAAGACCGGGCTTCGAAAAAGTTCTGACTGAAAAGCTCTTTATTAAGAGAAAAATCAATCAGTCTGAGAGATTACAGCAGGCAATTGAAAACGGTGTGCCGGATGACGAGAACTTAAAGAGATTTGTATTTGATGATGCAGCTAACCTGTTTGAAGGCGTTGTTGCCAGAGCAAATGTCATGAAAGGACAATTCCTTTCTACAGGTGCCGTAAAAGTCAAAGAGAACAACGTGGATATGAGCATTGATTATGGCGTTCCGTCCAGCGCAAAGGTAGAAATGTCAGATTGGTCTAAACCGGATGCAGATATCATGGGTGATATCCAGAAGATGGTTGCTGTTGCAGAGGATAATGGTTTTGTGGTAAACAAAGCCCTGACATCCCTTAAAATGATTAATTACATGAGAAACAACACTGCAATGCAGACAGCAGTCTTAGGAGCAGCAAACAAACGTCTCTTAACAAAACAGGAACTTGCAAATCTGCTTATGCAGGAATACGGAATCACAATTGATCGTTGTGACGAGAAATTCAGATTCAGAAAAGCAGATGGTTCACTCAAAACAGGAAGATACTTCAAAGAGGATGTATTCACTTTGTATGAAGCAGAGCCGAACGGTTCATTTGGTACTGGGCTCTGGGGCGTAACACCAGAGGAACTTGAATACAGACAGTTTATTCAGGAAGAAAATCGTTCCTTTGTAACACTGTCCATGTGGGCTACACAAGACCCAGTTGCAGTTTGGACTAAAGCATCAGGTATGTTTGTTCCAGTAGCAGCAAAAGCTAATGGCGGTATCGTAATCGGTACCAAAGCGGGGGAATAAACGGGCATAGTCTCGACGAGAACAGCCAGTCACCATCTGTAGCAAGTGTTAAACACAAGTATACAGAAAACGAGCTGTCAAGCATGACAGTGGTTCAACTGAAACAGCTCGCAAGTGACAATGGCTATGCCCTGACATCGACAAATAAGGCTGGTATTATCTCAGAAATTTTATCTCAGCAAGGGTAGGTGATCTTGAATGAACGAACAGCTTGTGAATGATCTGAAAGAGTATCTATCCGATGATGCGGAAACTGACGGCATGATTTCTTTGTCTGTGAAGCGTGCAATTCGTTCGTTCAAAAAGAAACGCAACTATCCGTCTGGATATACAGAGGAAAAAATCAATACCGATATGGAATACTGTTATGATTGCATATTTGATTTGGCTCTCTATTTCCTCGTGAAGCAGGGAGCCGAGTTCCAAGAATCGCACTCTGAAAATTCAGTAAGTCGAAACTGGGAATCCGAAACAGAAATATATATTAATCATGGCGTTTTTCCATTTGCAGGAAGTTTAATTTAACTAAGATGGTTGGGTCACGTGGCACGGTATTTTTGTCCTCCCGGAGTGCCGCTGGGTTGCTTATATTCAGTAGGGAAAAGCAAATGTTAAGGGAGTGAAGAAAGGAACTGGCGATGGGATGTGAACATGAATGTTTTAATGAACACCGCATAGAAGAACTGGAAAAGAATTTTCAGCTGATGCAAGAGAAGCAATCTGATCGTAGTAAAGAGTTTTATGAGCGTATCGGGGAACTGGAAAGAAAGACAGCATTAAGTGAGAATGACTTGAACCATATCAAGTCAACTGTGGATGAGATGAATAACAATATAAAGACTCTCATGGCAGTCCCGGGAAAGCGTTACGATACAATCATTGTATGCGTTATTACAGCGATTGTCAGCGCAGTTATCGGTTTTATGTTAAGCGGTATTCTTCCAGTTTGATTCCACTTGTAAGGGAGGACGGTGGAAATATGAATTATACAGACTTTTCAGAAGATGAAAGAAAATTTTATTTAAAAGAAGCAGGCTTTGATTCCAGAGAAGAAAAACTGTTTCGATTACGGGCTTATGGCGAAAAGACACTATGGGAAGCATCTGAACTTATGGGGTATAGTCCGAGAACCATAGACCGAATTAACAAAAGAATAAAGAAGAAAATTTCTAAAGTTGCCCCGATGTACTGTCGGGGCTTTTCTTTGTATTATGGCGAAAACGTGGCGAAATAGTGACGTTCAAAAACAGAGTTCCTTCCTATATAATATAATCATAGGAGAAAACACAATGATTATGTTAAGAAACCCTTACGAGGGTATATGGGAAAAGCATCGTTCCATAGATGATATGGACATGATTCTTGAATCCCGGACAGGAGGAACAGATTATGGCAGGTTATCCGTATTATCCGCAACAGCCAATGATAAACAGCCCATACGGACAAATACAACCGTATCAGGACAGACTGACACAATTGCAGAATAATTACCAACAGGCAATGCCTTATGGTCAAATGCAGATGCAACAGTTACATCCGGTTCCACAATCACCTATGCTTCAAGGACAAATGGTGGATGGGATTGATACTGTAAAGGCTAAAGATGTGGATATGTCCGGCAATCCTGTTTACTATCCAAAAACAGACGGAACTGAAATTTACAGAAAACAGCTTCAATCCGATGGAAGGAGCAGGATTTTTGTTTACCGACTCGTAAATCCAGACGAACAGCAATCTAAGCAAGACGAAAAGCAGATTGACATTGAAGCAATGTTTAATCAGCTTCGGAATGATGTTTGTTCGGAGATTTCTGAAATAAAGAGTATGTTCCCGACACAAATATCGGGGACATCGGAACCTAAGCAGAATGGAGGTAGGCAGAGATGACATTCAATCCAAACGCCATGATGAAAAAGCAATTTGAGAAAATGATCTCTCAGAGGTTCGGAAGTGTTGATAACATGATGAACGACATGAGTAAATTTGCAGGCAACAATCCAACATTGAAAAATGCTTTGGATTTATATAAAAAAGGTGATACAGACCAGCTTCATCAGATACAGCAAAATGTATTTAATGAAAAACACTTGTCACCGGATGGAATCATACAGAAATTCTTTGGATTATAACACTTCCCCACAATTGGGTGATTAAAAATCGCTACAATTCGGGACGACAGCCGCGGATGTCTCCTATTGTAAATAAAATTTAAGGAGACTAAAAACATGATGAATGGTTCAAATTACAGTCTTAGTGACATTGCTGCCGCTACAGGCTCTAATAATCGCGCCAATGATATGTGGGGCGGTGATGGCTTTTCACTTATCTGGCTCGTCCTGATCTTTGCTATCTTCGGATGGGGAGGTTTTGGCGGCTGGGGCGGCGGCTTCGGCGGCAATGGTGGAAACGGTGCAAATGGTGCTGGATTCCAAGGATGGGCTACACGTGCGGATATCAATGAGGGATTTGCTCTTAACGATATTCAGAACGGTATCAGAGGTATTCAGCAGGGTATTTGTGACAGTACATATGCACTTAACAATACCATGCAGAGCGGTTTTAACGGTGTGAACGTTGGAATGCTTCAGGGCTTCAATGGCGTTCAGCAGGCAATTAATGCTGACACTGTAGCCAATATGCAGAACACCAACGCATTACAGTCTCAGTTAGCAAATTGTTGTTGCGAAACAAGAGAAGCTATCCAGGGTATCAACTACAACCTGGCAACCAACACTTGTGCTCTCCAGAACACAATGAATAACAACACAAGAGACCTTCTGGAAAACCAGAACAGTAATACAAGAGCAATCCTTGATTTCCTGACTCAGGATAAGATTGCAACATTACAGGCAGAAAATACTGACCTGAAACGTGCTGCATCTCAGGATCGTCAGTCTGCATTACTTACAACTGCTATGGCTTCACAGACTCAGCAGTTAATCAATGCAATTAATCCGGCAGCCATCCCGGCATACGTTGTTCCGAATCCGAATACCTATTACGGTGGATGCGGATGCAATAGTGGTTGCTGCTAAGTAACTCACCCTTAGAGGTTGACTAATTCTAAGAGGTGAGTTGTGGCTCACCTCTTATTTTGATTGAGAGGTATAAAATATGAGTTGTAAAAATGTTTGTAAGCTCTGCAACCATCTTGTAATCAGCCAAGCCGTTGCGTTTACAGGAGGTAATCTTGTAATCACACTTCCGGCAGGCAGTTACAATAACGGAGAGAAATATTGTATTGTTGTTGCACAAAGCATACCGGAAACAACCACAATTTCTGCTCCGGTAGTAATCCAGGTAGGCACGGGAACAACCTTGTATCCATTACAGAATCGTTGTTGCGCACAGGTTACAGCTTGTGGCATAAGAACCAGAACAAAATATGCAACCAGAGTAGCTACAAGTGCAACTGGTGGAGTGTTCAAGATGTTAGGAAATCCAGCTTGTAGTCCGAGTAACAATTTAACAGCAATTAATGGTACAGCCCCAACGACAGACACACCTGTTACACAGGCTGCCAGAAAGGGGGCAATGTAATGCATAAAGTTGCAATGGAAATGGGTAAATGGGCTATGGAAAAAGCCAAAGCACATGGATTTGACAATCTTAGTTCTCAGGACTGGGATGATCTGAAAGATTGCTTAGAAGCGGTAAAATGCGCAATCTGTGCAGATAAAGATTATCGAATCGTAGAAGCTATGGACGAATGCGAGCAGGAAGAGAAATATCTTGGACGCATGGGATATGACAGATATCGTTATGCAAACGGCAGATTTGCACCAAAAGGCAGAGGAAGTCGTATGGGATACAAGCCATATCTGTACATGGAAGATGATGACTGGATGAATGAATATCTGAATAATCCAGAATTTGAACGCAATATGTACCGCATGGGATATCACCCAGAATATTCGGACAGGAATATGGGGAATGATGGCATGAATCGTCAGCAGTCCAGATACGGTGAAACATATGACAGATACAGTGAGAATCGTAGACATTACCATGATTCCAAAGACGCTGAATCCAAGAGAAAAATGGATGATTCCATGAAAGAGTATACAGAAGATATCATCCGCAATATGAAAGAAATGTGGGACGATGCAGACGCATCAATCAGACAGCAGATGAAAACTGACTTGACACGTTTCATACAGCAGATGAATTGAACATGAAATGAAACTTGCCCTTGTTACAGAAATGTAGCAGGGGCTTTTTAGTTGAGAAAAGGATGGTGATAAGCCATGCTAAGACAATTTTATATGAACGGCGACCAATGGAGAGTACAGTTTGTGTCTCCGCACGACAGCGTGTTAATTGACCGTACAGGCAATAGAACGCTCGGGGTATCGGATTATTCCACCCATATTATTTCAATCGCAAATAACCTGTGCGGAGAACTTCTGAACCGTGTATTTATTCATGAGTTAGGACATTGTGTGATGTTCAGCTACGGTCTATTGCCAGAGCTTCACCGCATGGTCAAGAAACGGTATTGGGTGGATGCAGAGGAATTTGTATGTAATATTCTGGCAGACTATGGACAGTTTGTTATTGGCACAGCCAGAGATATTTTAGGAAACCAGTTCACATATGTGGCTCCTATCGGGGCAGAAAGGATGATTGCATAGATGGCAAAAGCAGAAAACACAATTATTTTTGATGGTATTCAGTACAATCCAGGTGACGAATTGCCGGATTTAGGCAGTTGGGTATGTACAGACGCAAAAGGCATGGTTCGTGATTACGAGGGGCTTTCAAAGGACGTATCAAAGCTCCCGCATTATGTACAGAGTGGTTCTTCGGCGTTGTGCCTTGATACTTCTGAATTATACGAATATCACAAACCTACCGATACATGGTACAAACTGTAAAGGAGAAGCGCATATGGCATTAACAGCAAAGAAAGTATATGCAATATTAAAACGCCAGATTTCCGATATGGAAGCAAAATTAAATAGCCCTGTAAGATACAGAGGTACAGTTGCGACTGCTGATTTGCTTCCATTAAATCCAGACATTGGCGATATGTACAATATCGAGTCTAAATCCATTTACGGCGAAGCAGGAATGAATGTGGCATGGAACGGCGTAGTTTGGGACACCATGGGCGCTCCAATTGATATGTCACTGTATCTCACAAAAGAAGAAGCAGAGGCGGTAATACAAAGATTAGTTACGGAGTACTTTGAAAAGAATCCAGTCAAGCCCGGAGCCACCACAGAACAGGCACAGCAGATTGAGCAGAACAAGACGGACGTTGCTTCACTGAAAGAGGAAACTGGTTCGCTAAAGGAAGATATATCCACCAAAATCACTAAATTCTACGCATCAAATCAGGGTGAAACTCACATCACTGATTCCGACAATGGCAAGATTCAAGATATGATGATATATGGCAAATCATCACAGGATGGAACACCAACGTCAGAGAATCCAGTTGAGATTAAGAGCGTTGTAAATCCGACTATTAAAGTAACAAATGAAGATGGATTAAAGGTTCAATCTATTACGCTTAATAATATCACCCTTAACGCAATTCCAGTCTCAAGTGGTGGCAACGTCACAATCAACGGACAGCAGTATGTTGCAGATTATGTGGATGTGGAACGTGGGAAAGTAGTTAGAATGTGTGGAAGGGAAACACTTAATACAAAAAACGGGAGGATTAATGAAGAATATCGGTTAGCTCTTGATATTGCCTCTGCTGCATATAATGATGGTAGTAAAGAGTGCATATTTTCAACATTTGAATGGAGTTCCTGGGGAACATGTGCAGCAGGCGATTTGCTATATATTAAAAATATAAAAAAACCAAATAATGAATTGTATACCGCTCAAGAATTAAAAGAGTTAGGTCTTGATTTTGATGCGATTTATCAATTAGCAGAGAAACAAGAAATCGACCTCACTACAGAACAAATCACCGCATTTAAAGAACTTGTAACCTATTATCCAGTAACTAATGTAAGTGTCAACAGTGAACAGCTTGACGGATATACCGTATTCAACTATCCGATAAGCATGGCAAATGGGTGGAATTATGTCAAAAAGCAACTTAACGATAACCGTGACTACATCTATGACATGGATACACAATCAGCAGAAGCCTATGTCAACAGTGAATATGCAGTAGCATTAACAGAATTGGAGGTATGATTATGTTATATAGAACATTATTAAAACTTAAAGAAAGAAATGGACTTACAGATGATTTGAAAAATAAGATTGATATTTTCTTCGCAACGGGCAGAATTACAGAGGAACAGTACAATGAGCTGATGGAGATTAATAAGGAAGAAGAACCGAAAGCGGAAACTAATTAACTAAAGAGGGCTTTAGTTAATCAGTGCAAAGTTAATTATTGACTATTGGACACCAATAATATATAATGAGTATAAATTCATTATATGGAGGTGAGTTCGATAAAAGTAGAAAGAAATATCATGATTAACAAAGCTGGTGGAAACGCAGGAAAAGAATCTGTCAACTATAAAATATCACTTCCGTCAGAAGCAGTTCGGATGCTCGGTATTACCAAAGAAGACAGAAAAGTAATTCTCGAATATGATGAAGAGAAAATAACAATCAAAAAAGCATAACAAAAAGGAGTTAGGCTCCCGACTACCAATCAAAAAACCTAACTCCAACACCACAAAGGGTACAGTATTATTATAACATGGTACTCTCCCTTTGTGAACCCAAAAGGAGGGTATTTTTTATGAGAGATAAATTCGTGAATGGGTTCATGACCAAGTTGTATGAAGAAATTCCAGAAGAATATCTTGAAACAGTCAGAAACAAACTGGCGTTGTATGTAAATGATTTTGATATCAGTCAAAGAGAAACAGCAGTTGTAAAGTATACTGGATATTTGCCAGATTTCTACAAAACTTACATTGTAAGTAGAAAAATTGAGGGACTGAGCAAAAAGACTCTCGAACTCTACAATCTTTACCTGGATGATTTCTTTTTCACAGTCAATAAAAAAGCTGAGGACATTACCGCAAATGATATTCGTGTATATCTGTATAATGTTCAGGAGAGTAGAGGATTGAGCAATCGAACACTTGATAGTAGAAGAACTGCCATACACGCTTTCTTCGAGTGGGCTGCAAACGAAGGATATATAGGCAAGAACCCATGCAGAGTTATCAAAAACATCAAATATGAGCGTATCGAAAAACAATCTCTGACAGATATGGAATTAGAGAGAATCAGGCAAACTTGCAAAACCGTACGCGAAAAAGCACTGGTTGAATTTCTGTATAGTACCGGAGCCAGGGTTACAGAAGTGTGTGGTGTAAAGAAAGCAGATATAGACTTTTACAAAGGTGAAGTAGTTGTTTTGGGCAAAGGCAACAAGCATAGAACAACGTACCTAAATGCCCGATGTAAATTACTTTTAAAACAATACTTCGCAATTAGAGATGATGAGTCGGAATATCTTTTTGTAAGTGAAAGAAAGCCGCATAAGGCACTCAAGAAAGAAGCAATCGAAAGAATTGTACGAATAATCGGTGAGCGGGCAGAACTGGATAGACCACTGACACCGCATCTATTCAGGCATACTCTTGCGACTCTTATGCTTCAAAGAGGTACGCCGATTACTGAGCTGCAGAAGATTCTTGGACATGTCAACATTAACACGACAATGATATGCAAAGGTATCTGATGAAGATGTAAAAGTGTCTCATATGAAATATGCAATATAAATAAAAAGACTCTTTTTGAATGGAGAAAACGCTATGAGAGGATTGAAACGTCAAAAACAGACAGTGTATTGGTCAAGGGTAACTGAAGACCTTGACGGGATAAACACAATCAAAACGTACCAAAAGCCAGAATTGCATCACCTCTCCGTATCTGCGACTGCCGGAACGCCAGAGGAATTATCCGCCGGTTATATCCCGGACTATGACAGGTACATCACAAACTTTGACCGTGGCTTCAAACCACAGACCGCAGATGTATTCTGGATTGATTGCAAGCCAGAACTGACCGACGCAGGCGAACTTGTTTTAGGTGAAGATGGAGAGCCTACAGTCCCACCAGATTACCGCCTAAAAAAGATTCTTGATACCCAGAAATGCAATGTGGCACGATATGGCATCAAGTATATAGGAGATGGCTCAGATGGCGAATAAGACTATCAAAATGGAACTGTCGCATAAATCTATACAGGACACAATAAAGCAGCTCAGAGCGTATCAGAAGTCACTTGCAAGCAAGAATGAAGAGTTTGTCCGCAGGCTGGCAGAACTTGGAATCCCGGTCATAGATGAAAACATAGCATTGGCACAAGGCGATTCTGACAAAAACCATAACACCTATATCAGAATTAATAACTTTGGTGGATATTCTCAGGCAACACTTGTGTGCGAAGGCTCTGACCTTTTATTCATTGAGTTCGGGGCGGGCATTCACTACAACACTCCGGCGGGAACCAGCCCACATCCAAAAGGACAAGAATTTGGATATACAATCGGTTCATACGGACAGGGGAATGGAAAGAATGAATCGTGGGTTTATTTTGCCGATTCTGGCGAATGGGTACGCTCTTACGGTACCGAAGCCACCATGCCGGTATATAAGGCAAGCGTAGAAATCATGCAGAGCATCAGAAAAATTGCAAAAGAAGTGTTTGCATCATGAAAGTTAATACCTGATAATACTGAATAATACCTCTGTCTTTGATATACTATAACATATAAAAGCATCTACCTGAGCGGTGGGTGCTTTTTTCATGCAAAAAAACATAGAAAAGGAGAATGTAAGCATGTTAGTAGAAACAATGATTATCAAAAAAGTAGAAACGAGCATTGTCACAAGCCTAGATGTCGCAGAAACTTTTGAAAAAGAACATAAAAGAGTATTGCAGGACATTAGAAATTTAGGATGCAGTGAAGAATTCGGACAGCACAATTTCGTGCTTTCCTCATACACAAGCATCCAGAATAAAAAACAACCTATGTACTGCATGACGAGAGATGGATTTACGCTTCTTGTTATGGGATACACTGGCGAAAAAGCCATGAAGTTCAAAGAAGGATACATTCGCCAATTCAATGCAATGGAAAAAGTTCTTTTAGGAAAAATCAGAGAACGAGACAAAGGCATTGCAGTAAGACAAGCGTTGACCAATGCACTTAAAGAATCTCAAGAAAACGAGAGAATGCACGGTTATGCATATTCGACATACACAGATATGGTATATCGTACATTGTTTGGCAAAACTGCAAAACAACTTAGAGAAGAAAAAGAAATTTCTACTAAAGACAATCTAAGAGATTTCCTTACCGAAGAAGAGCTAAAAGCTGTCCAGTCAAAGGAAATGCTTGTTAGTGGTTTGATTGACTGCGGATGGGGATATTCTCAAATAAGAGATTTCCTTAATACCAGTCTCAGAATATGTTAGAACAGGCGGTGTGATATAAAATGCCAGACACGATTAACAACCCAGTATCAGAAGTATTTTCTAGGTGGAGCAAAGATATTCAACCAACAGTCGGCAAAGGCAATTTTTCCATGGAAAAAAGCCAGACAATAGCATCTGGTAAAACAAAATACGCCAGATTGTTCATGATGGGGAATCCCACGCAGTCAACAAGTCTTGAAGGTCACGAATGCGCAACAGTTCTTTCATTTCAAACGGAAAGTTACGCATCTGGGACAAAGGCTTTATCGACTGCATACGAAATCGACAGCAAAAGTCATCAGGCTATGGTTTCGATGGGCTTTCGCCGGACATACGGGCCGGAAGAAGTCGCAAACTCCGAAAAGAGTTTCAAACGAATCATAAGCCGGTACAGCAGAATTTATACCGGGCAATTATTGGAAGCGTAACAGCTTCTATTTTTTATACCAAAAAGAAAGGAGAGTGTCCTATGAGTAAAGATAAATTACAATGGCTGAAAGCTGCGGGAATCAGAGCTGTTAAGACAATTGCTCAGACAGCAGTTGCGACAATCGGAACCGCAACAGTCCTTGGAAGCGTTGACTGGAAGATGGTCGTATCCGCGTCCGTTCTTTCCGGCGTTTTATCCTTGCTTACATCTGTAGCAGGGCTTCCGGAACTGAAAACAGGCACAGATGAATAGAAAGGACGGTGATCCTTTTATCTCCCGGGCACAGGGTTACGTGTCAGAGCCGACAAGGCTCTTTTTTAATGTGATTTTATAGCTGAAAAAGCAGAAAGGAGCCGAATATGGCAGAAAAAGGAAATATAGCAGGCGTAAGTACCGTTGGTTCGCTTACTGGATATGCAGTTGAAACAACAGCAGGTACTAAACCGACAACATTTAAACTTCTTCACAGAATCAATGCTTCTGATGAAATCAAAATTGACGTAGAAACAATCGATGCTTCCGCACTTGAAGATGAAGTCGAAAGAACTATTGCAGGACGTGGTTCTACAGGTGGTACATTCAACGTAACTGTGAATGTAACCGATGAAACTATCACTGAATGGGAAACCTTAATCAGCGAATATAAAACAGGAAAAACAGATGGAAAATCTATGTGGTATGAAGAATACTTCCCGTCTCTTAAGAAAGCATTCTTCACAAAAATCGAGCCGCCGACAATCATTCCTAAACCGGCAAGAGATCAGAACGGCCTGTTAACTGTTGAAATGTCTCTTACTATCAATGAGTACGTCGGACCGAGTGAAGCGGTAGTTCCAACTGACAGCGGCATGTAAACATATTTGGGAGGACAAATAATATGTATAAAGTTTTAAAAATCGGCGGCAAAGACTACAAGCTTGAATATGGAATTGAAGCATCACTGTTTGATGATTGTGTGAAATCCGTAATGAATATGCTGGTTTCCACAAGTGGTGGAACGGACAGGAGTCTTAAGGAAATGGTTTCTGGAATGAGTAGTATTCCAAATGTTGCACTCAATGCGTTCTATGCCGGATTACTTCAATATCACGGCAACCATTCTGACGGTGATGGCACTGTCCCGGATTTAGATACCGCCAAAAAACTTGCAACACAGTATATGACTGAACATAAAGATGATGAGCAGGGAAACTTCTACGGTCTGTTTTCTATGTGCATTGAACAGATGGAGGAAGATGGTTTTTTCAAATTAACCGGTCTGGAAACGTTCATGGACAACATGAATGCGGCAATGGACTCTGTGAAAGCGAAGAAAGCGCCGAAGAAACCGACAGATCATCTGAAAAAAGCTACAGCGAAATAATCTGGGATGAATTATACCCAATGGCTGTGCGTATTGGGATGTCAAGAAAAGAATTTCTCAGAAGTACCCTGAAAGACCTAAGAATCCGTATAGAACAATATGGAATCTTAAAGAACGAAGAAATTCAGTCGCAGTTAATAAACATGGACTATCAGTCGTGGCTGACCGGATTGTATATGAAAGCAAGTATTTCGTGTGTGCTATTTCCGAGAAAGGCTAGTTATCCAAGTAAACCAATTACGCAGGAAAAACAAAATAATTGGGTTGAACGCAATCCAGATATGCCAAAGAAATCAGAAGCAGAACTAAGGCAAGAAGAACGTTATTATGAACTTCTTATCAGGCAGGCAAATGCAAATATATCTGAAATAGGTAATGAAAAGGGCAAGCAGGATGAATAGTAGTCTTGCTTGCCCTTTATTTTTTTGAAATAAAGGAGGTACTTATATGTCTGACAACACAATAGACAGCCTTGCGATAGAGGTCAGCAGTAACGTATCAAATGCAAGTAAATCCATTGATGATTTATGCAATAAACTGAATCGTCTGAGTAGCCGTATGTCTGAGAGTATCAAGCATCTTAGAGACTTTTCAGCTTCCGTAGGCACGGTCAATTCTGCTGTTCAAGCGCTTAAATTAGACAGGCTTGATTTATCAACGATAAACAGTCAATTGCAACAGTTTACGCAGTCCATGAGTGCACTCGGTAGCCTGAACTTGAGAAACAACGGATTAAACTCATTCGTAAATGCAATCCGCAGATTGAACGAAACATTAAATTCCACAGGTGATGTGTCTGGAAAGATTCAGGGCATGATTTCTGAGCTATCCACGCTTGGCAGTATTCCAGACGTATCAAACAACGTGAACCGGTTTATTTCTTCGTTGGCAAGACTGGCGAATGCAGGCAGCTCTATTGATGCAGTTACATCAAAACTTCCAAATCTTGGTGAAGAACTTAGAAAAATCGTAGTTTCATTTTCTGGAATAGGCAATATTTCTCAGCCAATTAATACATTTGTTCAGTCAATATCTCAGTTGGCAAATGCAGGAGATAAAACTGGAAAGACAGCAACTCAGCTTAATGATCTGGCAAATAGCTTAAAATCATTCTTCCAGACGATGAGTACCGCTCCTAGAATCAGTAGCAGTACAATTCAAATGACTCAGGCTATTGCTCAGTTGGCAAATTCTGGGGCGAATGCTGGTAGAGCGGCAAGGTCTACTGCAAGTGCATTTTCAGGATTGGGGCAGGGTGCGGCCACTTCTACAGGAAAGGTCAGAAAACTTGCAAACGCCGTTGGAAGTGTAGGAAGCAAGGCGAAGAAAAGTTTGCCTAGCATCATGTCTCTGGTGGCAAAATTCTGGACGTTGAAATTTGTTGTTGGAAAATTTGGAAGCGCAATTGAAAGTTCCATGAATTTTCTCGAAGATTACAACTACTTTCAAGCGGCGTTTCGTCAGGTAGCAGATAAAGCAGGAGAAACTTGGTCAGAGGCAGGCTATGATTCTGCGGAAGCTTATGCAAATTCATTTAGTAATAGAGCTAGAGAACTTACATCCAAAATGTCTGGGTTCGATGTTTCCGATAATGCGATTTTGACCGCAAATAAATCAGGTAAATCACTCGGTATGGACCCGTCCATGCTCTTGAATTATCAAGGCCAGTTTGCACAGTTGTCGTCCTCCATGGGAACAACTTCTGAACAGGCATTAAAACTGTCGAATGCACTGACTATGATCGGTGCTGACCTTGCATCTGTTAAGAATCTTGATTTTAGCACAGTTTATGAGAACTTATCCTCTGGATTAGTAGGTATGAGCCGTGCTGTAGACAAATATGGTGCAAACATTCGTGTGGCAAACTTACAGCAATATGCGGCAAATCTTGGTATACAAACGTCCGTCTCTAATATGGACCAGGCAAGTAAGGCAATGCTGAGAACAATAGTGATACTGGATTCCACCCGGTACGCATGGGCGGATATGGCAAATACGATAAATATGCCAGCCAACCAGTTACGTATACTTCGTGCAAACTTAGTATCCTGTGCCAGAGCATTAGGAAATATCTTTATGCCTGTAGTAGCGGCAGTGCTGCCATATATCAATGGTCTTGTGATCGCATTCCAGAGATTTTTGACATACATTGGTTCGCTTCTTGGAGTTGATACCAAAATCGGAAAAATGTTCGGTTCTATCGGTGGCGGAAGTGAAAATCTCTCGAATGCACTTGATTCCATAGACGATTCTGGGATTTCGGACGTAGATGATGCTGCAAAAGATACAGACAATAATCTGAAAAATGCAACCAAGAGCGCAAAAAAATTAAAACAGTTCCTCGCATCCTATGATGAACTTGAAATTATGAGCAAAGACGATAGTTCTCTGTCAGACCTTGCAAATTCTAAAATTAAAATGCCAAAAATTGACACATCTGCAATTGACGCAGGAATCCTCAACGATGCACTGGATAAACTTTTGAACGAATACCAGAAGAAATGGGATGCCGCCTACAATTCCATGGAAAACAAGGCTATGGCATTCGCAAACAAGGTTACAGATACATTTAAGAAACTTGCAAAAGCCGCAGAACCTACCACAAAAGCGCTGAAAAATCTTTGGAACAATGGATTGAAGCAGCTCAGAGATTTCACATGGACAGCATTAAAAGATTTCTGGAATCATTTTTTAGTTCCGCTTGGCAAGTGGACGCTTGGGGAAAAAGGATTACCACGACTAATCAATGCTTTTAACGATTTTCTTGTGAAAATCAACTGGGACAAAATCAATGCTTCCCTTGTACAGTTATGGGATGTATTAGAGCCATTTGCTGAGAATGTCGGAACAGGATTACTTGATTTCTTCGATGATTTTTTTGACAAGGCGGCAGATGGAGTTAATAAACTTCCTGATCTGATTGACAGGTTCAAAGAGTTTATCGCAGCATTCTCACCGAAGCAGGCACAATCTATCGGTTATTTCCTCGGACAGCTCCTGACAGCTTTTGTGGCATTTAAAGGACTTACATGGTTCGGAAGTATTTTTGGTAAAGATGGAGCGATAGGCAAAGGAATCACCATGTTAGCAACGCATCCATATGCTTCGATAGCGGCAGGATTAGGCCTTACCGTTGCTGCGCTTGATAAATTTGGAGTAATTGATGTTGATTGGGACGGGTTATGGACAAGAATCGGGAATCTTAAAGACGTAATTGTGAATTTCATCAAAAACATTGATTGGGATTCGTTAATAAAAACAATCGGTGATGTATGGGATGTATTCCAGCCATTTGCTGAAGGATTCGCAGATGGATTTATCAGCTTTTTCGATATAATGCTGAACGATATCGGCGCCCCACTGATTAATACATTAGTAAGCGTCTTAGATGCTTTCGCAAAAGCCTTAGGAAAGCTTGACGATAAACAGATAGAAGCTCTGGGCGAAGCTCTGGCACGGTTTTTTATTATAAGGGGAAGCATTAAGTTTGCCCGAAATATATACAATGTAGTCAGTTCTATCAGCGCACTCAGAACAATCTTCGGTGGGTTAGGAACGGTTCTTTCCACAGCCAGTGGTGCATTGCAGACATTCTTTGGCTCTGGACTTGGTTCTACGCTTGCGGCAGGATTCGCAGACAGTATGGTTGTCTTAGGAACCGCAATGGCAGGATTCAACCTCGGAAAATGGATAAGTGTCAATCTGTTTGGCGGCGAAGATAAAACTTTCGGAGAATTTCTGGAAGATAATGTATTTGGGTATCAAAAAGGAGATTTTACCGGTGCCATCAACGAATGGATGAAAGATATATTCGGAGTCGGTGATAAGCTTACAGAGGATGATTTAAAGGTATTTCAGGAGTACGAAGATGCTATTCTTGGATTAGTTCATGCAAGCCAGATTTCAGGTGAACAAGCATATCCTTTATTAACATTCCTTTCCGAATTGAAAGATAACGGATATAGCACAGAACAGGCGTTGTTTGAACTTGAACTCAAACTCAATAATCTTGGGGTTTCATCAGAGGACTTCGAGAATGCGATAGTAGGAGTAAACAAACCAGTCAAAGACCTTGGAGATACAGCGGAAACATCCTCTAATCAGTTTTCGAATATGGCTGATCGGATTAACAATGTGTCGTTTGAGGATATCTCAGAACAGCTTACAGGATTCCAGACACTTATCCAGACCGTTGACTTTGCAACTCTGGTAACGGATACAGCAAATGCAATTGATGAAATGGGTGGCATCTGGGAAAATGGAAAACAGATTCTCGGTGAAAAAGCATTACAGATTTATCAGGAAATTGCAAAGGGATTAGAACCGGATGATAACGGTTACTATACTTTAGCAAACGGACAGATGGTGCAGTTTGGAAAAGGTATTTCTGACTATGAAAGCACTCTACAAAGTACAATGGATTCAACTCTGCAAGGGGCAATCAACGGCGTTCTGGATAATAATTCTGGTTTTGAATTAGTTACAGAACTCGGAAAGAATCAGATTCTTGCTGTAGGTAGTGGAATTGAGCAGAACGGCAGCAAAGTCACCGAAAAGCTTAACTCAACAATTCAATCATCTGCGAAAGGCGCAGAAGAAACTGCGAAATCAAGCGGCAAAACCCTTGGAAGCAACATTGCAGAGGGATTACAGACTGGAATTAACGGGAAGAAAGAAAGCACAAAGACTTCGATTCTTGATCTAATGAATAACAGCGTAAAAGCCCCTGCACAGGAAGCAGTAGACTCCCATTCTCCGTCCAGATGGTTCAAGCAGCTTGCAGAGTACTGCGGTCAAGGATTCCGAAACGGATTAGAGCCGGGCTTTTCTGCGTCGTTCACATGGTTCGGAAGAATCCGAAGCAGAATCAGCAATTCCATTGGAAACCTGTATAATATCGGTTGGAACTCTATTATTGGCTTAAATAATGGAATTGTAGGCGCAGCACAACAGCTTTATGCAAATGTGCAAAAAATCGCGCAAAATATATCAAATACGTTCCGCAAAGTTCTTAAAATCCATAGCCCGTCGCAGGTAATGATGGAACTCGGTGGATTTACCGTTGAGGGATTCCGGCTTGGTATGCAGAATATGCTTCCAAAAGTCGAATCCACCATCAATGATATAAGCGCCGAAGTGCAAAAAATTAATACACCAACCGCAGACATTATCACAAAGAGTGCATCCTATCAGGAAATAAAGAGCAGAATGTCAGTTGATACAGATGATTTTGTGGATGATATGCGAAAAGAAATCATGGCAATCAGCAGTAACACGTTTGACAATAATCAGATGATCGGGCAGGCGGTCAAAAACGCTCTGAACGGTATGGCAATATATGCAGACGGGCATCTGATTGGGTATCTGAAAGAAGAAAATCAGCAGTTCAGAAACCGTAATGGCTACGGACTGTTTGAAGGGTAGGTGATAGAATGAGTGACTTTATTGCAGGAAGTAGTTTCCAAGGTTATTTTTTAAAGTTCGGGGGAAGCGTTCTCCCGAACAAATTCTTAGCCTACGATGATTATTCTGCAACTCCAAACCAGAGAACAGAGATAGAAGCATACAGGGACTTGAATAATCTCTTGCACAGAGACACAAGCCCTAATTTCAAGACAAAAATAGACTTCAACACACGACCGATGTGGCTACCGGACAAAATTGAAATGCAGTCTATTTTTAAATCAGGATTAGTCAATAAGGCACAGCGGAAGTACAAAGTTACATACTGGGACGATGAAGAAAACACCTACAAAACAGGCGTTTTTTATATGCCCGATGTTGAGTACAAACCTATCAGAGTTGTAGGAAATAACATTTTGTATAACAAGATCAGAATTGCACTGATCGAATACTAATAACCAGAGTGCATGGGTGTCACAGCTCATGTGCTCTTTTATTTTATAGACGGGAGGATGATTATGGCAGACACAGTATCTTTTGACAGTTTATTGAATACGACGGCCGGGATGACTGCTGTTGTTAACAACAAAAAACACGATGATGATGTAATCAGTGTCACAGGTGTTGATTGGTTTACCTATGCAGGCAAGACCGCCAGTACCATATATGTTTCAGGAAACAATTTTATCGGTTTCGGGCAGAACGCCGAACAACTCAAAATCTGGCGTAGGGATGGTGCAGTTTATTACATTTACCGTCAAGAGGGGACGCTCACATCAGGAAAAAGATTCCTCAAAATCAGGGTTGAAGGCTATGTGTATTATTCAAGCACATCTTCATCGTATGCGCTGAAATATGAAGTGTTCTTGATAGAGGGGCAGACATTATTCATCAATGTTGTTCAAGTTCCGACAGATAATTCATATACTGGCACATCATCAATCACTGATGGAAATAGCACGACTAATCTGAATATTTCTGTATCATCCACAGTGCCAATTTCGATTCTGGTCAAAAATGCAGGCGTATCTCAGGAGATTACTTATAAAAAATATTCTGATTTAGTAATCGCTAGCATAACTGTTTCCAAAATGCCAGATAAGACCACATATTATCAGAAAGAGCTGTTTGATAAAACTGGGCTTGAAATATCTGGAACAACAAGCACAGGAGAAACGGTCAGTGTCACAGATTACGAATTATCGGGATTTGACAGTAGTTCCGCAGGCACAAAGACCATAACCGTTACTGCATCCGGCAAAACTACAACGTTTGAGATTACCGTCTCAGAAGCTTATATTACCGTCATATCCGTTGCTACAATGCCAGCCAAGGTAAATTACCACATTGGAAAAGAATTTGATTCTACGGGCATTGTGGTTACTGCAACGGCAAGTGATGGAAACGTTGTAGATGTTACAAAAGACTGCACATATTCTGGATTTGATAGTAGTTCCCCAAAGCAATGTGAAATTACAGTCCATTACGGCAGTTTCACTTGTGCATTTGAAGTTACGATTATGCAGCCAGAAAGCATTTCAGACATAGTAAGCTATAACAATGTTTATTTTGTGGGAGATACCACAAGTTTGTCTGTTCAGAGTATAACCGTTAAGTACTCGGATGGGCCTGAAGTCGTAGAAAGTGGGTATACTGTCGATAATACGCTTGTTACAGAAGCAGGTCAAATTCCTATAAATGTTAATTATTTCGGCGCAGTAGGAACTGAAAATGTTACAGTGTATGACTCGTTTTCTGTTCACATAGGAACACCGAACAAAGAAGATGTAATTGCAACATTTGACCTCAATACCAATACTTTAACTGTTTCTGGAACAGGAAAATTTGAATATGAGCTTTCCGAAAGTTCTCCATCTGCAAATGTGAGCGCCCCAGGATCACTATATACAAGATGCACTCAAATTGTGTTCAGTAATGGAATCACGGAAATTCCTAGCGGATTTGGCTATAGGTTTACAAATCTAAGCAACATCACTTTTGGGAATAACATATCCAAGATTGAAAGTGGAAATTTTAATACATTTCTGGGAACATCTTTGGAATTTCCAGAATCGCTTACAAGCATCAAGTCTGGCTGCTTTGGCGAATGTCCAAACCTCACAGAATTAACTTTTCATGAAGGGCTTGAAGAAATTGGAAGTAGCTCTTTTGATGAGTGCCGATTACTAAAAAATTTAGTTCTTCCATCAACTTTAAAAAACATGGTATCTAGTTTTAGAAGAAGTACTCTTGAAAATCTGGAAATTGGCGGAGAGGGTGCATTGTTCTCGGCAAGCGGTGGAAGCGGCATAAATGGGGTTTCCGCAAAAAATATAATTATCCGCGGAGGTACAATAAAACAAAATGCTTTTTATAGTAACAAAAATATTGAAAGCGTAAACTTGAATGGAAACGTAGTTTTTGATGGATATGGACAATTTCAAAACTGCAGTAATTTGTCAAATGTGATTATAGGTGATGGAATCACAAGTATTCCGCAAGGCTGCTTTTCTGGATGTGCTATTAAAGCTATTGTGATTCCTGATAGTGTTATAGAATTAGGAGAAACTGCTTTTTCGAACTGCAAATCACTAAAAAACATAACATTATCAAAAAGCATAAAAAAAATTCCGAATAACTGTTTTAGCAGTTGCGGTTTTGAAACATTTTCTATTCCAGATGATTCATCTATAGAAGAACTTGAAAACGTAGTGTTTCAAGGTTGTAACAATTTAGAGACTGTGTATATAGGAAAAAGTGTAAATAAAATTGGACCCGGATGTTTTGCAGGAAATTCCTATATCAAAAATATTACCATAAATAGAAAAAAAGATTCTATCTCTGGTTCCCCGTGGGCGTCAACAGGTACAATCACATGGCTAATTCGAGTAGCCAGACTTGAAGTTACTCATATGCCAACCAAAACCAGATATTTCGTGGGAGAAACATTTGACAGCACAGGGCTCGTAATTACTGCATATTACAATGACAATACGTCCGAGCAAGTAACAGGATATACCCTGTCAAGCCCGGATATGTCCGCATACGGAAATAAAACCATAACGGTTACATTCGATGAAAAGACCGTAGATTTCAGTATTCTTGTAGTAGACGTTTCTGGAATCGAAGTAAAAACCATGCCTGCAAAAATCGAATATCCAAAAGGAGATGTATTCGACACAACTGGATTATCCATCCTTGTTAAATATACTGATGGCACATCAGAAACAAAAACAAGTGGATTTGAAGTATCTGGATTTGATAGTTTTTCTGTTGGCGAAAAAACAATCACAGTAACCTATAAAACTCATACCGCTACTTTCAAAGTGACCGTATACGACCTTTCAGGAATCCGAATCACAAGTTTTCCGTCAAAGGTCTATTATAAAATCGGAGAATCATTCGACCCGTCCGGGCTGACTGTTGCAGAAGTAAGACAGGATGGAACCGAGAAAGAAATCACAGATTATGACATTTCTGGTTTCGATAGTTCCACCGCAGGTTCCAAGACTATCACGGTTTCTTACAATACAACAACCAACGGCGTTTCCAAATTTATCGGCTCTGATAGCTTTCAAATTAAAGTCACAAACGACGGAAATAATCCGTTTGACGGTAGTTCAAGTGGCGGTTCTGGTGAAATTGAAGAAGAAAAAACCGAGCCAATAAATGTAACAGTACACTGGATCAACGGCGAATTTGCTGACCTCACAAATGAAAATATCGACCAGAATACGCTTACTTTGCAGGAGTCTATTTGTTCTGAAAGCTATTTCATTTTTGGCGGTTGTGTCTGCAACCAGATAACATTTCAGGCTCACCACGATCAGTTTAATGGCACTTCGGAAGAATTTTATCCATCTGGAAAAATCGAAGTTTACATTGAAAGAAAAGGAACAAAAATCAAAATTTTCACAGGTGAAATCGACAGTGCAGAGCGGAAAGCAAATTCCCTGACACGTAATTTTATCGCATATGATTATCTGTATAAATTACGAAATACCGACATTGCAAGGTGGTATAAAAACCAGACGACTGATAAGAAGAAAAAGCTGACCCAAAAGCAATTCAGAGATAAATTATTTGAGTTTTTAGGACTCGAACAGGTCAGTACAAAGCTGCATTGGGACGACACCTATGTCCCTGATACGAATAACTCAAACGAGATGAACGTAGTGAATATTCTGAAAGATTTATGCTTGCAGAATGACCGTTTTGGATGGATGAACAGGGATGGCAAGTTTGAGTATCTGAAGCTTCGCCAAAACAGTTACAGATACGGACAAACCACCGATAATCAGAACATTTATAAATACTACAATAACGAAGAAGTGCATCTCGATACATTTAAAAGTTTTACCGCAAAAGAGGGCAGAATCTGGTTCCCGAATATTATATTTTGTGACCCCGATCCGAATAGAGCCTTTGGCTTTACACAAGGCGACTATACAGCGCAAGAAGCGTATGATAACAACGTTTATTACAACAGAAATAGCTTCTTTGTAGGAAATGAAGACTGGCTAAATTACGTTTGGGATGCAGACGAATATGGCGGTATTTCAAGGGCTGAACCAATTATGAAGATTTGCTACGGCGTATTCGTAAATCAAGATTTGCGGAAATATTACCGCGCACAGGGATATACTGCCGAGGTTCAGGGAAACCCGTTAAACATGGTTGGACAGGCAGTCGAACTCTACTATAAAAAGCAGATTCAGCACGACGATCAGGAGCCTACAGAACTGCAATGGTACGTTCATTCATACATCATGAGCAGGACGCTTAAAATCGGCGCTACAGACATGATTGACACCTATTCTGCCAACAATGCACCGTTTAATAGCAACAGCCAGCAGTTAGGAAAATACACTCCCGAAATATCTGGAACGGTCAATCTTACACGTTCAGAAATGCCGACAATCAGTTATGCGGAATTTACGGACGGTTCGGATTCTGAATTTTCACCGGCAACGATTGATGATTTTACAGACAGTTCTGGTGGTTCTGGAAGCACTTCTGAACAATTAAAAAAGGCACAATTAAGGTGTGTAAAGCGAATAAAAAAAGCTGATTACGACGCTCTTGTAGCCACAGGAACTGACCGGGCAGATACATTGTATTTTACATTCGAGGAGGGCTGATTAGATGATATATAAGGCGTTTTTAAATAGACAGGAAATCACTGGGTTTCCTGTCAAAGGAAAGGATGTAAATAAGATTTATGGCGGAAATATATTATTGTGGGAGAAAGAAGAACAAATAAAAAAGCCTTTTACTGTAGAATCATATCTTCCATCGGGATATGGCGTTATAAACGGAAACCGCTTCTCAATTCCGGTTAAGCTTCACGATTCAACTGAATATTGGATATTAGCCAACAGAAAAAAACCATATATTGATATTAAAACTACGGTTGGTTCATACTACGATAATAGAGTACAAGCATTGGGAGAAGTAGGAGGAGTAATTTGTTATCTGCACTCCGAAAAACCAAATAATACGTCATTAAAAATTACCATGAATGTTTTAAACGGAAAATCTGAAGTATTAAACTCATACACTTATTCTTCCGATAACGTTATAAGTCTTGTGAACGCAACATGGTTAATGAATAATCATATTTTTGTTTATTTTTCCACTTATGACGATGCCCTTTATGACTACGAATTGCATATCGTACTTGAATTTGGGATGAATGGAGAGGTTGTAGGAAAATATGTAAAAAAAACAAAGAGTAAAGATATGTATAAATTTCCAATTTTAGAAGCAAACTTTACAACAGTTAAAAGTGGCGCAGATCATTATTGCTTGTACTTTAAAGGTAGCCACATGGCGATGTATAAATTAGCAGGAAATCCGTTTGATTCACATGAAATAAAAATTTCGTCAGGCACTTATATTGGGAGTGATAATGGCAGACATTTTTTCTTGAGAAAACTTACCGGTTCAAGTAGTAACACGATATTGTACGAATTTATAAATGGGGAATTTATTGAAAAAAGAGTGCTAGAAGACAGTGGTATATTGGATATCAATTGTTGTATTTGTAAAAGTCATATATACATCGGAATCTATGGAACTATTTACGATTACGGAGATATAGACGATAAAACGGAACAACCTAGAAAAACAATATTCAAAACTCCGAGTGCGCCAAGGCAAACAAACTTTATTCATTCGCAAGGTAATTTTCTCTATGTTTTTCATGGTACATTTTCAGAAAAGGACAAGCAATATATGACTATTATTCCATTATAATTCACTTGCCTACATTACTATATCCGTCTTGCTTATTTCAACGTTGCTTTTTTGGAATAAGAACCCAAAAACCGCAAATAAGAGCACGTTTTCCAGAAAAACCCAAATAAGCCCTTATTTGCTCAAAAACTATCAAAATCCAAGCCCCTACCGTACTAAAATGTAACTATATTGAAAATAAAAAATGAATAATTTGTAAACGTAAATTTTGCTTGTTTTCAAAATAAATCAATCATCTAAGAAAATAACAAAATCCAGAAACAAATATTCTGTCAACGAGCAATTTTTGTTTACATAATATCTCAATGTAACGTTACAATAACGTTACCAGTAACGCAATGTAACGCAATAGAATAAGAATAAGAAATAGAATAAGAATATAATTAATATATATACGAGATATATATTAATCGTCAAATAAGCGTTATTTGACCCTGACATTCTCAATTCGTTTTAGCCCAAAGCGAACCATTTTTATTAACAACCTTGTATTTGGCTCATACAGTGATTTTATTTGCGTTTCGATAAAATCCTCGAATGATATATAAAAATTGATTTTAGGGGCAAATACGGAGCTTGCAAGGCATATTTAGCAGAAAGGAGCAACGTAATATGACAAACGAACAGAAAACAGTTCTCAGGAAGATTATTTATGCAGTCGAAACCGGTGGACAGGTTTACGGACAGCAGGATTATTCGGACTTCACGGAAGCCTATGAGAATAATTCAGATGAACACGCAATCACGATTGGGGCAGGAGCGTGGTACGCAACCGAAGCCAAAACACTTCTGGAACGAATTTACGATGCCAACCCGGAACAATGGGAGAAGTTAGATAAGGTCAGACTTCTGGAACAAGTTCAGACCGCAAACTGGGAATGTTTTAATATTTCCAGAGTATCGCAACTTGCTGACACCATAGTTGCCCTTATTTCGTCCGATTTAGGCGTTAAATGCCAAGATAGCCTTATGGATGAACAATTAGCCACCTACGCAGACGAAGCCTTTAAACAGGGCGTTACGGACGCTAGAGCGCAAGCTATGTGCGTGAACTTTAGGCACCAAGGCGGACAGGGAGCAGTAACGAGGATTCTGGCAAAGGCTCAGAAGCCATATACATTGGGCAGCCTATATGCAGCCTGCCAGACGGACACGGGAAATCAGGTGGGAACATATAAGGACAGACAGAGGTTTGTTTATGACGCATTAAAAACATATTTTCCAGAAAGTGAGGAAACAGGCATGAACGCAATTAATAAATTAATCCAGATCGCAAAGAATGAAGTCGGATATCTTGAAAAGGCAAACAATAGTCAGCTTGATAGCAAGACAGCAAATGCCGGAGAAAATAATTACACAAAATACTGGCGAGATATTAAGCCGGATTATCAAGGACAGCCATGGTGCGCTGCATTTGTTTCGTGGTGCATGATGAAAGCATTCGGATTAGACACAGCAAAGAAACTTTTGAAACACTGGCCATACGTTTACTGCCCGACAATGGCGGATTTGTTTACTCTGAACGGCAATCCAAAAGTCGGAGACATTGTTATTTTCTACAGAAACGGAGAATTTACGCATACTGGAATCGTAATAAAAGTGTCAGGAGATCGGTTCTGGACAGTCGAAGGAAATACTTCTGGTAGCTCTACAATTATCGCAAATGGTGGTGGTGTATGCCAGAAAAGTTACTACAACAGCAACCTTCCCGGAACAAAATTCTGCACTCCAAATTACAGTTTAGTTAAAAATACAACGTCAGTTTCAGACTCAGATACAGTCAAAAAACAGAACACTAGAGCCTACATTGCGCAGATTAAAAAAGGCACAAAATGTTATACAAAATCAAACAAAAACAGCCCATCTAAACTGTTCCCAAAACTGAAAAAAGGTGCAGTTGTAGAGGTGATGAAGTACACGGAAACCGACAGCTCGGGACTCAAATGGTACTTCATCCGCATCCCTTATCCGAACGATGATGGGTTCGTTTTTGAATTTATTCCAAAAGGAACATTCACCAGAATCACAGAAATTTCTAAATGACAGTTGTAATATGACTTTTATAATGCTATAATAAATGTGTTCGATATAGTAGTTCGTATTGCAAAACCCTTTTATTTTTAAGTGTGACATTAAAAATGACCGCCAATTACTCCTTCCCGGGTTGGCGGTCATTCTTCGCTGTCAGCTTATGTATTCTTCGTACTTTTCTTTAATTTCCTTTGCTCCATTCTGCCTTATCTGGACAATGTCCCCAGAATCCATGACGAAATTATCACCTGCCGACTGAATATGATCCATGTTCACCAGATAACTCTGATGGCAGCGCAAGAATCGCTTATCAGACAACTTTTCTTCCAGATCGTTCAGCTTGCAAGTGGTCACGAAACATCGGTTATTTGTAGCGAAAATATGGCAAACTCTTGCCTGACTCTCGACGTACTCAATTTCATCGTATTTGAGCCGGTTAATCTGTCTGCGGAACTTAAATGTAAATGTCTCGTCCTTCATCTGTGACAGGACCTCGTCAATAGCCCGGTATATTCTACCATATTCCTTGCCCTTGACCGCATACTGCATAGCACCGACGTCAAATGCTTCTTGCAGATGAGAATCGTCGGCTGTCCAGAATATAATCTTTCCATCATATCCAATATCCCGGAGCCGGTTCGCAATCTCCAAACCGTTCTCATTTTCCAGAATCATATCCAGTACAATTACATCGTACCATTTACCCTCTTTCACATCTTCAACAAGCGGATAACCTGCTGAATACTCACTAATTTCATACCGGTAATCTCCTTTGCGCCGCAAGAATCCCGATATGCGCTCTTTAAACAAGTCGACTTCAAGCTGATTATCGTCACATATGGCTATTCTCATATGCGCACCCTCCTTTCGTAGTCTCAATTTTGTCAAAATACGCAATGATTTTGACAGCGCACACATTTTTCTTCCTGTTCGTGGTATTATTGTCCCACAAACAAAGTGTAGCACTTGAAATTGTTAGTGTAAAGTATTAAAGTTTGACATAATTCGCAAAATATGGTTTCTGTGTCCGGGAGGATGTGTGGATAGAGAGACTGCCTGCAAGAACGACAGGCAAAAGAAAGAGGGGCGGTTGCCCCTCTTGTTTATTTCGCTAAATACAAAACTGAAACAGTATCTATTTTTACACACATTCCATTCTCTAACGGTAGATTCCCAATTTCACTGGAATATAAAGAATTAATGCTTTCTAAGTCAGAACCAAGACTTTCTTTATATTTTTTTGAAGCAACATGGTATTCTTCTGAATGTTCGTAATCATCATTCTTATAATCATCGTAGCTGTCATATACGCTGATAATTCCTGCTCCGTCGGTTATTGAAAAGGTGTACTTTCCGGCAGGAATATCTTCGCCAATAATATAAACACCTGGATTTAGCCTGCCGGTATCATCAAGAGAATCGTTTTCCTGAGAATTAGAATTTTCACTTTCCACGTCTTTTAAAATAGCTTCTTTTAATTTAGTTCCGTCTGAAAGACGCGTGATTGATAGCGAATCATCCCAAATTGAGCAAGCCAGAGTATCATTTTTGAAATTCCAAACGTTTGTTAGAACTACTCCATCATAACCACCCTTATAGAAATCATCAGTAACATAATCATAATCATACCAATCCTGCTGAGATGCTTCCGACAATACACCGGAAACCTTTGAAGCAAATGTGCCAACTTCATCATCTGGCACGTTCTCACTTATAACGACGCTTAGATGCAAGGATTTAGTGTTTTGGTCAATCACACACTCAGATGCTTCGACAAACCCATCTTCACCATTGATCTTATTAAGCATTTCATTAATGTTGTCAAAGGAAGTAGCACTGGCATTGACAGGAGAAATGCATAAAAAAGCACACATCGTCATAATTCCACAAACTCTCTTTTTCATAAAATCCTCTTTTCTGCTAAAGAAATCTCATATACTGCACTGCAATAAAAACTACTTCAATGATTCCGACAATAATTCCGAACCATGAGCCAATATGTCTATATTCCTCTTTCTTTGTGCCAATATCTACTAATCCTACAATTGCTCCTGCCAGAGCCAGAGGAAACGACAGGATAATTGGCAACGGAAGAATGAATGCCACACCTGCCAGAATACAGGAAATGACGCTCAGGGTTGAATCTTTCTTCTTTTCACCTTTGCTCATACAATCCCCTCCCTTGTTAAAATTTTACAATATTATACCACCTCATGCAAACTATGCATAGTAAAATATCAAAAAAGTAGATTATTTTTGCAGAAAAACTCCCTGATTTTGCACTTCCCAGAAAAATTACACAAGTGTGTGCTATAATGCGTGATATATTTTTAGAAAGAGTTGGTAGTAATGGAGAAGAACAGATACAGGATAGTCGTATTCATCCTGATATTTTACGAAATATTCTGTGCGGTGCATATACCGTCACATGATATAGCAGAACGCCACCGCAGAGATGTGCAGATTACAAAAGAAGCTGCGAAACAAATTTATTCCGACCAGATGCAGGAGTTGAGCGAGATCAAGGAAATTTGCAATGTCGGATGCTGTATTCACGAAAGCACAATTTGCTTTGAGATTACGAAGTTTGCCTACGAAATAACAAAAGTCCATGTGTATATTTGGCAGTTGCCAAGAGGGAATATCGGTGGTATAATGATGAAAACGAACTAATGTTCGGTTCTGTTTCCTACAAGCCGGGCATATACTGTAATGTAGGTGGTAGTTGTGACAGGGAGGGCTATTTATGGATTATAAAGAGAAAATCATGGCTTTATTAGAAAAGGTTAAAACAGAAGAAACATTAAAACGGGTATATAAACTGTTAGAATATTTGTATTTAAAAGAAAAGTAAAAATAAAAGCCCCTGCGTTTACAGGGGCAAATTTGTTATTCTGTTTTTAAATCATCTGGAGAAGCCGAAAAATAATATTCGAACTTAGAACTATCATATTTTGATCCTATCATTTCATTGATTTTGTCCGCAATGGCAGTTCCCATTTCTTCTCCAAATTCCGAATCCTCTACTTTAGTTTTCTTATACTCCGTAAAGATGTTACCCCACCAATATATATTTGGCTTTTGGACTATCCCTTAAAAACGCGCCCGCATTTTTTGCATTGATATTTAGTAGAAAAGAAACCCCTGCTAATTATCTGTACATTGGCACTCCGACAAGTGATTGCCGGGCATTTTATTTTTCTGGTAATTTTGTCGATAGTTTTTCTTTTTCTCATTTAAGTCCTCCTTGGTGATTTTTTATATATTATAATACACAAAGGACTGATAGTATAGTTAAAACGCAAAAAAAGACTGGGATTTTTACCCCAGTCCTTTTTATTAGTTGCTTTCTAATTCGGTCAAAATTTCTTCAAGCTGTTTCCAATGCTCTTCACTAAGCTTTGCGAATTTAACAAGGATTTTTTTTGCAAATTCATTATCCCCGGTCATTACCGAATCTACGATAGCCTGCGCATCGCCATCGTCGTCCATAAACATGTTACCGTCGCCGCTCACAAGCCAGTCATAAGAAACCTTATAAGTAGTACAGATCAATTTTAGAAAATCGTCATCTGGAACTGTTCTTCCAAGTTCTATATTTTCAATTTTACCACGGCTTTTTAAACCGAGTTTTTTTGCAAAGTCTTCTCTTGAAAGTCCTAAGTATTTTCGCAGCTCTTTCAACCGCTCGCCCATTTACCCACCTCCTTTCTTTATTTTATGGTAACAGTATAACATTTTTAAAATACGTTGTCAACGTAAAAATATTTAAAAACACGTTGACAATGCGTTATAGATGTGATATTATACGTTCATAACGTAAGAGATGTGGAGGTGAACAAATGTCAGAAGAAAAGAGACAGCTTATCAGAGATGTAACAACACGAATCAATAAGCTTCCGGTAGATAAGCAACACTACATTTTGGGATACATGAATGGCGTTGCTGATACTGTTGAGAGTGATACTCAGAAAGAAGAAGCAACAATTAGAGATAGTAATTAGAGAGGAGACGATATTACGGAACAGTTAATACCTATTAATTACAGTAGTGAACAACCTACTGTATCAGCCAGAGAGCTGTATGCAGGGCTTGAAATTACAGACAGATTTTCGAGATGGTTTGAAAGAATGTCTACATATGGTTTCGCTGAGGGAAGCGATTTTACAAGCGTGAAAAGTTCCACACTTGTAAATAACGGAGCAGAAAGAGAAATTTCTGATTATCAAGTTTCTATAGACATGGCAAAACAGATTTGCATGATTCAGCGGTCAGAAAAAGGCAGACAATACCGACAGTATTTCATAGACCTCGAAAAAGCATGGAACACACCAGAACAGGTTTTTGCCAGAGCATTGAAGATGGCAGACCAGACCATTGCGAAGTTGAAAGATTCGGTCAAGTTACTGTCAACGGAAATCAGTGTCAAAAACCAGATAATCGGCGAACTGAAACCGAAAGCCGACTACTATGATGAAATCTTAAAGAATCCGGGACTTGTGACCATTACCCAGATTGCTAAGGATTATGGAATGTCTGGGAAGAAGATGAACGATATTCTGCATGACATCGGAATCCAGTACAAGCAGAGCGGACAGTGGTTACTGTACAGCAAATATCACTGTATGGGCTATACACATTCCGAGACCGTTGATATCGTGAGATCGGACGGTAGACCGGATGTGAAGATGAATACTAAGTGGTCACAGAAAGGAAGAATATTTCTTTACGACAAGCTGAAAGAGAGTGGGATTCTTCCGGTGATTGAGCAGGAGATGACAAAATGATAAAAACTGATGAACTTCGAGGAATATTTGCGAAGAATAGAAAATCTCAGACGGACGTTGCCAAAATGCTTGGAATTACGCCAAAAACATTTTATGGAAAGATGCAGAAAGGAATTTTCAACAGTAATGAGATTCAGACAATGATTGATGAATTTCATATCGAAGACCCGATTGGTGTTTTCTTTGCTAAAGCAGATTAATCAGGAGGTGAGAATGTGAAGATTGCCGACGAAACAATTATCAAGTTTAAAAACGGAGAGACGTTGCGTGCCCCGGCAGAGGTGTATGAAAAAATTAATTTCGACAAACAGTCAATTGTTGAATACGAATGGAATGAAAACGGAATTAATAATAAAATTCAGTTTTCCCTTAAGGATGTGCTCTATATTGGCAGAACAACAAAGAGCACATCAGGGGAAAAGTCTAACGATTAAAAGTAGCGTCGAGATGGAGAACAATTATTTACTTTCTCTTTATCCAGTTCATTGAGAAAGTAATATTCATCGTGGGAATCCAGAAGATCAGCAAATTCTGCACGGTATTTGAAGTATCTCTGGCAGATATGAGGGTTGTCCAGGCTTCCCGGTAATTCAGCGCATAACTTAGCAACAGCCAGATCATGAGCGATTTGTAACTTATCCATAAAAACACCTCCTTTCATAATGAGAGTATACCACACAAAAAAAATGGAGGGACATAAAAATGGTAAAAGCATTAATTCTGTCAGCTCTGATCGGCGGTATGTCACCGTACTTGCCGTTCTGGAGATTTGACAGCGTATCACAGCCGGTTGCAGTAGCAATCGCAATGTTTATCTTATCATTCGTGGTTATTTACCCGGATGAAATTAAAAGAATCGGAGGAAATTAACAGTTAAATATAAATTATAAAATCATATAAGCGTATGTTGAGTTTTACAAGATATTAGAGTGGAATATATTTCCAGGCATCTATAAATCTCAAGACTTATGGAGAAAAATTTGCAAGCTGACACTGAAACGTTAATGCAAATATGTACGGATACGTTAGTCCGGAATTTACGCCTATGGAGAGTACAAGAACTTGTGAGTAGATAGATATTTATATCATCAAAAGCATACTCGTTGAAGTAGGAATGAAACATAGAAGTTTATAACTTTTTATAAGTTTTCAGTAACGAAAAAGAGAGATGATTGAGACAAAAATGGGAGAAATCACACTTAAAGGCAGTAAAGCAGAATTAATAGCTGACTTAGCTGTTGTCATTCGAGGAATCAAGGAAACCATTATGGAAGATGGCAAAGAAACAGAGGAATCTGTGAAGCAGGAGATTGACGAAGCGGTCAAAATCGGACTGATGAACGAAGAAGAATTTAAAACTATTCAAAAAGAAAAAATCAAAGAAGTTGTAAAAACATTATTTGATGATTTGCTTGGAGGGCTTTTCGATGAAGATAAATGAATTTGATAAGACCGTAGATGAGCTGTACCAGTTGTGCAGGAGAGTTCAGAAAGAAACCGGCAGAACGGTAGCATTTCATTTTGCAAACTACAAGATCGGATGCAGCTTGCACATCAACATATATAAGAAAGAATCATTAAGAGAGTTTGATATGTACAGCATTGTAGAGGGCGGTTGCCAGCAGGGAGAAAATGTGAAGAAAGTAACTGACCATTTGAACAAAATTTTGATGGACAACAAATGCCCGTATTGTGAGGAGGATTGCGATGGAGAAAGAAAATAAGATGGATTTCAGAGCAGAGACCGTAGCCGAGGAGTATGCAGAGCTGGTAGGCAGATTAAAGGCATTTGAAGCGTACCTGAACACAACCGAAGCAAATACGTATTTAAAGAAAGAGGTTTGTGCAGCTATACTCGGACTGAATTTGGAGGACAAGGAAAAATGAAATGCTATAAGGGATTTGACAAAGACTTAAAATGCCGTGATTTTCAGTATGAAATCGGAAAGAAGTATGAAGAAGAAAGAGCCGAGATTTGTGATACGGGATTTCATGCTTGTGAGAATCCGTTGGATGTATTTGGATATTATGCACCGGCTGATTCCAGATATTGCGAAGTCGAGCTGGATGCAAACGATCAGAAATCTGACGACAGCAAGAGAGTAGGAAAGAAGATTTCGATTAAAGCAGAAATCGGAATTGCCGGAATTGTTAAAGCCGGTCTGGAGTACATTAAAGATCAGGTTAACTGGGACGATGATAAAAAGTCCAACACCGGAGACTGGTCAGCGGCAACCAACACCGGAAACCGGTCAGCGGCAACCAACACCGGAAACCGGTCAGCGGCAACCAACACCGGAGACCAGTCAGCGGCAACCAACACCGGAAACCGGTCAGCGGCAACCGTAGAAGGAAAAGAGAGCGTTGCAATGGCAATTGGATGCAATTCCAAAGCAAAAGGGTCTATCGGATGCTTTATTGTACTTGCTGAATGGAAGGAATTTGAAGACGGAACATACCATATTGCAGATGTGAAGTCTGCGAAAGTAGACGGAGTAAAGATAAAACCTGATACATTTTATAAACTTGTAAATGGAGAATTTATTGCAGAAGAGTAAAGGTTTGGCTCCACAGGTACCGACATACCACATGGAGCCGCGTATCTAACTTAATTTGGCTAAGTTAAATACAGGACAAGTATAACACACCTTCCTGTATTTATCAAATAAATAATTAGGAGGGCATTTTTATGTCAAAAACACACACATCCAACGAACAGAAACCACTTGCAAGCGAGATTATTTGTGATCTGGAAGCGGAAAACGCAAAACTCGAAGCAAGAAACAAGAAACTCAGTAACATTGTTTTGAAGCAGGCAGCAGTTCTTGTGGAGACATTATTGCTGTTGAATGAAGAAGGTGATTTAGGAAATGAAGATGCGAGATGAGAACCAAGTGCTTTTATCAGGTGACATTCCGGCGGGGTTCGTATTCTCACATGAAGAATACGGTGGAACCAAGATGTACGAGGGAAGAATGACAATATTCAGAAAGAATGCATCCTATGACATTCTTCCAATTATTGTACCAGAATACATGATTTCAAGAGAAACAGAGTTGATTGCTAGTGTATATGGTGAAATGCGAAGCCGTACAGTCCGGGAAGATGGCAAGAAAAGCCTTGTGGCGTATGTAAGAGCAATGGACATTCAGTATCTTGAAAGACTGGAAGAACACGATGCGAACGAAGTCTATTTGACTGGATATCTGATTAAAAAACCAACAATAAAGATGATTGGCACAAACAATGACAGGAAGTTGGCAAGAATACTTCTGGCAGTAAACAGAAAGAAGAAAGCCGGATATACCAGATCAGACGCAATCAGTTGTTTATGCTGGGAGGAAAACGCAGATGCCGTAGAAAATCTGAAAAAGGGAGCAAAAATCAAACTCTGCGGAAGATTTCAAAGCCGGGAACTGTGGTCGGACCAGAGTCAATCATGGTTAACCGCGTTGGAGGTATCAGTAAAAAGATTGGAGATTTTGTAATATGAAGAAAATCGAAGTAAGAGAAATTAGATTGACCGATTTTAAAGGCCAGTCAGAAAAGAAAATAGGGTTCGGACACAGAGCAATTGTTTCTGGGAAGAACGGATGCGGGAAAACCACACTGGCAGATGCCTTTATGTGGGTGTTCTGTGACAAGGACTACAGTTTAAAGAGCAACCCGGATATCAGACCCGATGATGGTAGAGAATGTCTGCCAAGAGTTGATGTTGACCTTGTAATTGATGGGAAACCTGTAAGCGTAGCAAAGTTCCAGAAGCGCACAGAAAGCAAGCCAAAGGACGGAAAGCCGGGCAAGGTTGCATTATCAAACAAGTACGAAATCAACGGCGTTCCGAAAGCCGAAAGAGACTTTAAAGCCGATTTAAAAGAGAGAGGATTTGATTTTGATAATTTCCTTATGTTATCCCACATGGAAATCTTCACAGATCTGAAAGATGCAGATGCCAGAAAAATTCTGTTTTCCATGTCAGACGGTGCCGGGAAATCAGATTTAGAGATTGCCAAGACGGTTCCAGACTGTGCCGAGTTGGTACCGCTTCTGGAAACTTATAAGGCAGACGAAATCAAAGCCATGAACAGCGCAACGCTGAAAAAGGCAGAAGAACAGTTGAAAGCCATTCCAAACCAGATTATCGGCATGGAGCAGTCAAAGGTTGACACTGATGTTGCCGAATTGGAATTGCAGAAGAACGCTTTGCAGGAACAGCTTTCTGACCTTGAAAAACAGATTGCGCAGGCAGGCAACGAGAAAGCCGGAGAGATTAAAGCAGAACTGGCAGGGTTAAGAACCAAACTGTTAGAGATAGACTCAAAGGCTAAAGCGAACTTGTTAGAGCAGAAATCATCGGTTTGCAATAAAGTTAGCACTCTTGAATTAGACAGGAATATCAAAACATCAGAGTTGAATAGAAAGACTTCTGCATTAGAGAGCCTGAGAGCACAGAAAAAAGATCTTCTTGAAAAATTACAGAACGCCAGAACACGGTATCCCAAAATCAAAGACACAGAATGGGACAACACAGTTCTGGAAAGCATTAAATCCGAGACATTTAAGGACGCAGATACCATTTGCCCGACTTGCGGTCAGAATCTTCCGCCAGAGCAGATTGAGCAGTTAAAGAGCAGATTTGAACAGAAAAAGCAGGAAAGAATCAATCAGCAGTTAAAGGCTAAGGAAGAATGGGAACAGGACAAGAAACGCAAAATTGATGAAGTTATTCAGGTTGGAAACAAAGCGTCTGTCGATATGAAAGAAGCGCATAAGCAAGAAGAAACCCTCACATCTGAGATTTCCAAACTGACAGATGAATTAGAACAGATCAAAACTTCTCTGGACGCAGAAAACAAGAATCTGGAAGCCATACCGAAAGAACCAGACTTCTCAGGAAATGCCGAATATCAGCAGATTCTTGCATCAATCAAAGAGAAACAGCAGGAGCTTAATTCTCTGGACGATGGCGAAGAAACGAAGAAACAGCTTTCAGAGCAGTTATCTGGCAAGAAGCAGGAACTGGCAGTAGTCAACCAGAAAATCGGAGAAGCCAACAACAATGTCAGAATTGACGAACAGATCGAGAAGCTTCAGGAAAGTCAGAAACAGTACGGACAGAGCAAGGCTGATGCACAGATGATTCTGGACGAGCTGAAATCACTGAGTATGGCGAAGAATACAGCCCTTGAAGATTCGGTAAACCAGTATTTTGACGGGGTTAAAGTGAAACTATTCGATACGCAGAAGAATGGCGAAGTAGTAGACGCTTGCATCTGGTACGTGCAGGACAAGGACGGCAACTGGAAGAAACTGGTCGGGAATGCCAATACAGCCCTGATGATGAAAGGAAAAATTGCCATCATGGACGGCTTGCAGAAGTTTTATGGCGTGAGCTATCCGATTTTCGTTGACTGTGCAGCAGAACTGGATAACAGCAGTCTGTCAGGCATTAAGGCAGATGCGCAGTTGATATTCTTGAAAGTTTCTGAGGGGGATATGACGGTAACGGAAATTTGAGAAAAGTGGAACAGCTAGGAACTTGTTTGGCGACAGCCTAGCTGCTCCACACAAAATATAGAGCAAACTATATTTGCTAATAGCATAACAGATAATTTTAGCTTAATCAAGCTACAGGTGATTTTGCACCTGCAAAGTGAGGAACGTGTTCACTCACTAGAATCCATGCAAATTTAATATTTGAGGTTTGACAGACCTATAAATTTACATGGGTACAAAACAGAAAATACGCTCTGATTCCAGAGTTCAGTGCGCTTGGAATCCTACAAAATAGCACAGGTAAGAAACGATACAATCACGCAAATAGCGTGTTGGCAAATATATAAAAATATAGAAAAGGAGAATAAAAATGGCAGAAACTTATGACATTTCAAAAGCAGCAAAAGCACAGGAAAAATATTGTACGGAAAAAGGTTATCCGCATTTTGCACCACGTAATGGAAAATGCTTCAGTTGCGGGCAGAATATCTATTCCGAAAAAGGACGAACAAGAAGCGGAAAAGAATGGCAAGGAATTTCTATTGAGAGAGCATCAAAGGAATTAATTACAGGATGTCCATTTTGCAATAGAACTTATTGCGATTAATAGAAAAGGAGAATTGTTATGGCAAATAAAACACAGTTAGCAACAGCAGGAGAACAGCAGGCAGCAATCGTAATCAACAACTCATTCATTGATGGATTGGTTAAGCAGCTTGAAGAAAAATGCAAATACGGTCTTTCATTCCCAAAAGACTACAACCTCAGTAATGCACTCATGGGGGCATATCTGACTCTGAAAGAAACAAAAGACAGAAATAATAAGCCAGTTCTGGAATCTTGCACAGCTACAAGCATTGCAAACAGCCTTATGAACATGGCAACACTCGGACTTTCGGTGCAGAAAAAACAGGGTTATTTCATTGCCTATTCCGGTCAGTGCCAGTTTCAGAGGTCTTACTTCGGGAACATTACAATCGCCAGAAGATATGGTATGAAAGATATCCATGCCGAGATCATCTACGATGGTGATAAGTTCAAATATCATATCGAAGATGGAAACAAAGTTCTGGATTCTCATGAACAGGATTTTATGAACATTGACAACGATAAGATTCTTGGGGCATATGCAGTGGTTCTGATGGAAGATGGAACAAAACATCTGGAAGTAATGAACATAAAGCAGATCAAACAGTCTTGGTCACAGGGCTATGGTTACAAGGAAAACGGCAATGGAACACACCAGAAGTTTACTGACCAGATGGCAAAGAAAACTGTTATCAATCGTGCATTAAAACAGATTATCAATAGTCATGGTGATGTTTTCGTTCAGGAAGTCGAGGAAGCTACAGAAGAAATTCCAAAGCAGGACATTATTGAACATGAAGTTGCTTATGAAATCGAGCAGAACGCCAATGCAGAAGAATTTATCCCAGACGAGCCAGCGGCAATCGAAGAACAGCCCAAACAGCCAACAGTCGCAGAAGTCGTAAAAACTGCCGAGAAAGAAACAGTTCCGGCAGCAGACAAACAGGAAACAGAGATTCCAGATTTTATGAAGCCAGAAGAGATGTGATCGCATATGATGCACTTCGACTGTATCAATTTTGATCGGTGCGACTCAGGAAAATTTGGGAAATATATGGCTTGTATCGGGCGGTGTGAAAACTGCCCGTACTATGAGCCAATAAAAGATTATTTTACGAAACGAGGTGAGAACTATGAGGATTATATCGCAGGATGGAAAAATCAATCTTCCGTATGACCTGACAGCTATTATTGTGTCTGAAAATCATATTCAGGCGGTGTTTTCGGGCGATACGCGGAAAATCCCGTATTTGATGGCAAGCTATTCATCAAAGAAGAGTTGCGTAGATGTAATGTCAATGCTGAATGATGCAAGCCTTGGAATACATGCTAAAAGCCTTGTGGGAGATGTTACTAAAATTGGAATGAATGAAGTTATATTTAGATTTCCAGAGGATGATGAAGTATGAAGATATTAAAATCGGAAATAGATTGGGATAAAACAATAAATATTCAAATGACTTTGAAAGAATTTAAACTGCTTCAGGATTGCCTGTTTTCAGTTTCTTATGCAGAATTAGAAAAACTTCAAGAAAAAATCCCATATTCTTATGATGATATGCAGGAAACAATTAAACAGTCAGAAACAATATCAGAACAGTTATTTTGTAAATAAGGAAAGTGAGGTGATTCAAAATGTTCATGCGAGTAATAAACACAGGTAGTCAGCCAGGGAACTGCTACGCACTTAAATCCGAATCTAGCGAAATCTTACTTCTGGATTGCGGATGTAGATATTCAGAGATTCTAAAAGGAATTTCCTACAGGATATCAGAAGTTTCGGGATGCTTACTAAGTCATGAACATGGTTAATTAAGGCGACCATAAGAAGTCGTGCAAAGAAATATTGAACGCCGGCATCCAGATTTACACCAATGACGAGACAGTTAAGAGTGTAAACACAATCTCTGGCGAGCTGATGATCGGCTTACCAGAAAAGAAATCGAAGGACATAGGTTCGTTCCGGGTAACGCCTTTCTACGTCCCGCACGACAAGACGCCAAACTTTGCATACCTGATATTTCACGAAGAATGTGGACGACTGATATATGCGACAGACTTCTCATATTTGCCGTTCACATTCAAGAACATGAGAATAAATCACTTCCTTATAGAATGTAATCATCTTGACGAATCGCCGGAGCAGGATTCATTTAAGTTTGAACACTCCATCCGGGGGCATAGCAGCTTATCTACTGTAAAAGAGATTATCCGAGTGAACAAGACCGCTTCGCTCAGAACCATAACGCTGTGCCACCTGTCAGAGGGATGGGGAGACCCGGAAGTGATGCAGAAAGAGATACAGGACGTTGCCGGAAATGATGTTCTGGTGCAGATCGCAAGACCGGGACTGGATGTTGATTTGAATTTATGTCCGTTTTGAAAGGAGAAAAAATGGAAATTGATAAATCAAAATTAAAGTTGGGAATTTGGTATGAGGATGAAAACGGAAATTTAATTAAGTCAGAAGATGATTTGGCATGTGAAGCACCAGAAGGAGCGAGAACGTACCATTCCTGCTTTCCGTTACAAATAACAGAACACGTTTATGTAGTGCATGGCAAAGCTGAGAAAGAAGCGTGCAAGCACAAACGGAAATATTGGAAAAAGGATACAGGTCTGATAAAGGGATTGAAAGGCCATATATGCACTAATTGTGGGTCTAGCCAAACAAGAAAGTGGTGGCAGCCATGGGGAAGAAAATGGGATTATGGAACGGATACTACACCACTTATTGACTTTCATACAAGTTTGGAGGTGGAAATCAAGATGTCATAATGGCAATGGTAAACAGCGGAGATTATACATTACAGGAAGCACTTGTTGTTTTTTCTACGGCCTGCGAAAGATGTATGAATGTGCTTGCATACAAGTATTTGAACGGAGCAGATGGGTACGAAGAATATTCAGATGAGTGGAAAAAATGCAATACTGAATGCGATTTTTGCAAGAATAGTTAAATTGAGATTCACGAACCATACAGGGAGGAAACAAAATGAAACAGTGGACAGAAGAAGAACTTATTAACGACGGAAACAGATTAAGAAATGCTGAAATTACAAATGTATCATTGAATTTTAAAGATCACGGAGTACTCACCCTTGACCTCACTCTTTCTGGCGGCGGATGGGGAGTTGTATTCGGAGGATATGTTTTAGGACATGGTTACCTTGGCTCGGAAAACTTTAAAGGTTCAAAGGCAGGGCTTGAAGCGATTATGAGAATCATGGACGTTGTTGGCGTAGATGACCTGATAGAAATGAAAGGAAAGCATGTTAGAGTTGCTACGAAAGGACTTGGACATTCAGTGAAAATTATTGGAAATTTCATTAAAGATGAATGGTTTGATTACGAAAGTTTCTTCGAGGATGAGAAACCACCATTTGTGGAGGATTAAGCATGGTATCAGCAAATTTAAAAGACTGGAAAGAAGTCACCAAAGGCATTTACAGATATGTGATCTCTGCAAATGTGGCATACGAAATCCACATTAAATATTGGGATATGGACACAGACATTTTAAGTGCGAATGCAAGTCTATACATTGTTGGCGATTGGCGCTCAAATGATGGTAAAAATACCAGAGAAAGAGAATGCTTACTTGAGTCAGGACCGGTTATGGCTTGCCTTGGGAAAGCTATAGAGGATGATAGAGAGAATAACAGGTAATTAAAAAAAGCACCGACTATTTATCGGCACTTTTTACAAAATCTTGGAGAACAGTAATGACCAGATTATTAAAACTCCTGTTCTCCTGCTTGGCAATCTGCTCAAGCTGTTCTTTAAGCTGTATCGGGAACGTGATGTTAGTTCTGGTCTTATCAGACTTGACGGTCATGTGAAATCCCTCCCTTGTTTTTAGAACATTGTAGCATTTTTGCCTGTCGGTGTCAATCAGATACCAAAGTGGTATCATTTTTATCTTGCAATGCAGGTATCGAAGTGGTATCATAATGGTATCAAAGACACACCGAAAATGAATCGAGGTGATAAGTTTTTAATAATGAAAAAAATAAATTACAGACAAATTTATATGATGAAAAGTCAACGTGAGAAAAAAATAAAAGAAATATGCCCGGGTATTCCATATTCAAGCGGCATATATGCTTTTTACAGAACCGATGAAGCAGGAATAAGAAGAAGCTACGTAGGGCAGGCAGTTAGCCTTTGCGAGAGATGTGCGAGCCATTTAGGAGAATACGATCACATAGCGTTAAGTCTTAAAAAACATAAATTTTACAGTGAAAGTAACCCCACTGGATGGAAACTTACATATATGACCTGCAAAAAGAGTGAACTCGACCAGAAAGAAATTGAAACGATCAAATCTTTTGCTGACAAAGGTTTTCAGATGTATAACATCACAGCAGGTGGGCAGTCGACAGGAAAGCAAGTAACAGGACAGTATAAACCACCAAAGACATATATGCAAGGTGTACAGCAGGGCAAGAAATCCCTCGCCAGAGAACTATCTCACATCATAGATACGCACTTGCAAGTTTCACTGAAACCAGAAAAGCAGAATAACAAAGTATCAATCCGGGCTTTTGAAAAGTTTCAGAACTTGATTGATGAGAAAACATATGAAAAGGAATCGTGAATATGGACGCATTACGGCATCAAAAACACATGCAATGGATGCAGAACCGAAAGGATATTTATTATTTCATCCGTAAATACGCAATGTCTCACAAAGGGACTCCAACAACCAAGAAGATATCTGAGGAACTAGATATCAGTAGGAGTGCTGTTCAAAGGCATCTAAGACAGTTTGAGGACGATGGATTGATCGTATTTCACGGAACTGGTTCGCACAGGACATACGAACTGATAGGAGTAAAGAAGCATGAAACTGTATGACGTATACGACGGTTCAAAGTATATCGGGGAGCTGACACTTGCTGAAATATCAGAATTGACAGGAAAGACAAGAAGTCAGATATCACAGGCAATCAGCGGGGCATATAGCATTAACGGAAGATATGTGGTCATATATGATGGGCAGCAAACAATCGCATACTCAAACAAGAATGATCGCAGGATGTTAATGGAATTTGACATTCTGACTCAGAAAATAAGGAGGGCTGTTGGTTGGGAAAGTTAAAAATCAAGCAGAAAAAGAAAGCATTCATCCCGTATACGAATCAGAAGGCTCATATGTTTGTGCAGTCTATCCAGAACTGCCAGAAAGAGTTAAAAGAAATGGAACTAAAAGCCTTTGATGATGGGTTTGAGGATGGAAAGAACTGGTCTGACGTGCTGAATTTCGTGATCTTGTTTTATGTAATGCACGAATTGCATGGATGGGGCTGGAAACGGTATATGAGGGCTGTAAAGAGGATTAACACCTACATCAACGATATTAATTCCGAAAAAACATCTTTGTCTGAAATGGTGGATAATCTGGAAAAGAAGCATCACATTCAGATTTGTGATGATTATAAGGAGCTGATTGAGAGATATGGAGCGTAATTTAATTATAGATTGCTTTGCCGGTGGCGGCGGAGCGTCCGTAGGAATTGAGATGGCACTTGGCAGATCAGTAGACATAGCAATCAACCACGACTCCGACGCTATCCTGATGCACAAGACGAATCATCCTGGAACACTGCATCTGACAGAGGATATTTTCAAAGTAGATTTGCAGAAATACGTCGGAAATCAGCACGTAGCGTTGATGTGGGCTTCCCCGGACTGTACAAGCCATTCAAAAGCGAAAGGTGGTCAGCCGAGGAAACAGGGGCTTCGCATTCTTCCATGGGCTGTATATAAACACGCAAAAGCAATTCTCCCAGATGTAATCATTATGGAGAACGTGGAAGAAATACAACAATGGGGACCATTGGACGAGAAAGGACATCCGATTAAGGAAAGAGCCGGTGAAGATTATCGAAAATTCATTTCAGCAATGAAGAATATCGGTTATGAATTTGACAGCCGGGAACTTGTAGCTGCGGATTATGGAGCACCTACTACAAGAAAACGTTGGTATGCGGTGTTCCGCAGAGACGGAAAGCAGATAGTATGGCCTGAACCTACACATAATCGTTTAGGGACAGGCGGTCTGAAGCCATACGAGCAGTGTGGAGATTACATTGATTGGTCAGACTTAGGCAAAAGCATCTTTGACCGTCCGAAACCATTGGCAGAAGCAACGCAGAAACGCATTGCAAATGGAATTAAAAAATATATCGTTGATAATCCAGATCCTTACATTGTGCAGAGCAAAGATGCACTGGCATTTATCATTCAGTATCACGGAGAAACCAGACAAGGCGATTCCAGAGGGCAATTACTGACTGAGCCGATTAAGACTATTGACACATCAAATAGATACGGGCTTGTGACAGCTTTTATCACGAAGTATTACAAGACTGGAATCGGTCAAGGATGCGATGAACCCTTGCATACAATAACCACATCACCCGGTCACTTCGGTGTGATATCCGCTTTTCTGGTTAAATATTATGGGACAGGATGCGGACAGGTGCTTAATGAGCCACTCGGGACTATCACCACAAAAGATAGATTCGGTCTAGTAAATGTCCTGGTTGATATCCATGGAGAAAAATACATTATTTCAGATATCTTTCTCAGAATGCTAAAGCCGGAAGAATTAAAGGTGATGCAGGGATTTCCGAAAGATTACATAATTGATCGGGACTATAAATGGAGAAATTACCCGATTGCAAAACAGGTAGCAAGAATCGGGAACAGTGTTGTGCCAGTTATGGCAGAAGCACTTGTGAAAGCTAATTGCCCGTATCTGAAAGTCGGAGAGCGCAAAGCTGCGCCGATGATTTACATGCAGAATAACGGACAGGTAGCGTTTGGATAGGAGAAAAATGAAGTTTAAACATAGAAAGGAATAACGAATCCTCGGTAAACCGAGGTTGTATCAAGATTAGCATGGTGAATTGATACATAAAGTTTGGCGGAGTGGCTGTGCCTAAGTAAGCACTTAATAATGAATCCAAGCCGATTGCCAGACTATCCACGCACAGGATTTGTAGCGTGGTGTTATGAAAGTATGTTGGTTTTCAACAGGAATAAGCAGTTTTGTAGCGTGTTATCTGGCAAAGGATGTTGACGAGATTATTTATACTCATGTATCGAATCAGCATCCCGACAGCCTGAGATTCTTGCATGATTGCGAGAGGTTATTGGGAAGAGAGATAACGATAATTCAGTCAGATAGGTTTGACTCAGTGGATGACGTGATGGAGTTCACGCACACAATGAATACTCCGTTTGGCTCTCCATGTACGAGATACTTAAAAAAAGAAGTAAGAAAAAAATGGGAATCTGAGTATCCAGATCACCACACCTATGTATGGGGTTTTGATGTAAATGAAAGGAGTAGGGCAGAGAATACCTGCAAGGCTCTAAGTGATTATGACCATGAGTTTCCACTGATTGAACATGGATTAACCAAACAGGAAGCACATGGAATAGCGGACAGGTTAGGATTGAAACGTCCGATTATGTACGATTTAGGCTATCCGAACAATAATTGCATTGGATGCGTCAAAGGTGGCATGGGCTACTGGAATAAAATTAGGAAGGACTTCCCCGAAGTATTTCAAAAGCGTGCGGAGCAAGAGCGTAGATTTGGAAGAAGTTGCATAAACGGAGTATTTCTTGATGAATTAGAACCAGACAGAGGAAATATTAACACAGAAATCATGGAAGACTGCACAATAGCGTGTCAGTTGCTTACGTGGGGAAAGTGAGGGCACAAAATGAAATTGTATTTCTACATTTTAGACAGCGACAGAGAATACAATCCAGAAACCCAAACGTTAGGAGACTATATTTTTAAGATCAGAGTTGAGGGGTGCGAGGTGATTGAGAAGCCAAAAACCTACAAAGCAGCAACTCGATTTCCAGACGGAATCTGCATTGGGTATGTGAAAAAGGAAGATATCGGAACAATTTCTGGTCATTCAACGCCGTACATTGTACTGACATTACCGAATTATCAGTTTGTAAAAGATAAATTTTTAGAAAGATATAACGTTGAAATCAACAGACTCAAAAAAGCAATCGCTATGTACGAGAACAGAATAGCTGCGATTGAGGATTACAAGGAGGACACAAAATGTTAATCAGAAGTCAGAACAGAGAAGTATTGATTAATCTCAATTCTATGGCAGGCATTGAAATTGCGGAAGGACCTATAAAAACAATTATAACATCATACATAACCGGATGCAGTTATCTGCTAGGAGAATATTCGGATAAAGAAAAAGCCTTCAAAGTACTGGACATGCTTCAGGAAGCCTATGTAAATGGACATATTGATCATCAGATGCCAGATGATAGTGAGGTGGTTGTATGAAGTACAGAAAGAAACCAGTTGTAATTGATACGGTACAGTGGACTGGTGCAAATAAGCGAGAAATGTTCGATTTCCTGACGGACTATCAGTGTACAGACCAGTACATGTCGGCAGAAGGTAAGAATTTCTATATCGACCATTGGAAGGTTCCAGGCGGTCTGGTTATTAAGACGCTTGAGGGCGAACATCTGGCGAATATTGGCGATTATATCATCCGCGGTGTTCACGGTGAATTTTATCCGTGTAAGCCAGATATATTCAGAAAAACTTATGAGGAGGTGGAAGTATGAGTGATGCAATGGAACTTATCCAGAATAAAGACGGCACATTTAGTGCATACGATGATACCTATGACGTTGTAATACACTGTAAATCGGAAGATGAACAGAAGAAAGTTATTGAGCATTTAAAATCTATCAGCTGGATTCCGGTCAGTGAGAGATTGCCGGAGAAACATAAAGATGTAATTGCAACTGTTAAATATAGTGGTTTTTGTGGAATGTACGGAAAGTGGTTAAAGACAGCGTCCATTAATGACTATGGTGAATGGAACGGAGAATGTATAGGCGGTGAAGTTATTGCATGGATGTACTTGCCAAAACCATATAAGGAGGGCTAAACATAGTGAAAATAACGCAATGCCAAGGCGAGGGACGAGGAAGTTGCAAACGATGCAATGACAAGGGAATCTGGAATGTAGAATGGACGTGTTTCCTGTACAAAATAGAGGGACTTGAAGGCTGTTACTGTAGAAAATGCGCAAAGGAAATCATACGGGAGGAGGACTAAACATGAAAGTAAGGCAGTTATTGGACGTTATAGATAAGAAAACAATGGTAGAAGTCAGAGGCGAGCACGACTGTGAACTTATATTTTCTACAAACAGAAATTGTGGATACTATACAAAAGACGCTTTTGAAGAGATAAAAGAAAACACAGTCACACAGATTACTGCACTCGAAGAAGATCTGATTGTTATTTATATTGATTATAAGATATGGATGGAATAATCAATGGAAATGTCAATTTTCGAAAAAGAGGGAGACTGGATTAATGGGAAGATGTGATGATATGGACAGTTATGAATATGCAGAGGAGTGTGAAGATTATGAGATTGATTGATGCAGACGAATTAATTGAATACATTAAAGCTTTTGAGATTGGCACAAGTATTAGTTCTGACCAGAAGGAATTTATTGATTGTGTCAACAGGCAGTCTACAGTCTTTGATGTGGATGAAGTTGTTCAACAGTTGGAAACGTTAATCGAAGATAAATGTTCAGAATCAGGTGACGATTGGTATACAGCTCAATGTCTGAATGAAGCAGTTGAAATTGTGAAAGGTGGTGGAGTTGAATGAGTAGCGCAAGTGTAAGATTCGGAACAAAAGCATATGTATGTGCAAGATATTTTCTTAGACCGGGTAAATGTTTCAAATACATCGACCAGCGCGGTGAGGACGTCACAGAACACGTCTATGAGGTCATGGCATTATATCCGTACTGCGTCCTGTTAAGAGATACCAGAAATGGGGTCAGGACTTGCCCGGGGTATAATACTTTGAGCCTGATGCTGAGAGGAAGTGAAACATATGAGTAAATCAGCGTTAGTGATAGATACACCAGAGAATTGCTATGATTGCCCGTTCGGAATTTCATACTGCGGTGAACTTGAATATGAGGGTTTGTGTGAATTAGCTGACTGCTTAAGTTGTGATGAAATTCTGATGACAGAAGAATATTATGATTGCGAAAGCAAATCAAGACCTGATTGGTGCCCATTGAAACCATTGCCGGAGAAAATGAAAGTAACTGGGCTTTATAACGGCGAGTATTTCAAAGCAGGAGGCAAACCGCCGAGCTATAAGATTGGGTGGAATAAATGTATTGATGAGATTACAGGAGGTGAAGTAGATGGAGAGATTAACAGAAAGAGAAAGAAATGTTGATGGCACAGGAGTTGCAAAGGAAGAAATTACGGATGGATTATTAAAACCATTCGCAGATAAAATTCTTACCAAACTTGCTGATTATGAAGACTTAGAAGAACAGAGCTTGCTTGTGAGATTGCCGTGTAAGGTCGGAGATATGGTATGGCATAACATTTTTGGATATCCGGAATCGTATGAAATAAAAGCATTTTCATATGGATATTGTGACAGCTATGTAAAGTCAGATATAGAAGATCAAATTATATTTTACTATGAAAATTATAGCGGTTTAATAACAGGAGCTTTTCCAATGAGCGAAATTGGTAAAACCGTATTCCTCACCCGTGAAGAAGCTGAGAAGAAGCTGGAGGAGATGAAGAATGACAAGGCCTGAGATTACGGCAGAATTATCAACCATGATTGAAAAGAAAATCAATCCGAACAACGATCCTCGTATCTACTGGGCGAAAGAAGTGACATTCGATTATTCGACAGATCATGCGGTAAGGGTGGATTATATGCGATTCGTGCCAGCAAATAATAGTGTGTCCGGGATAGAAAAAGGTGACTGCTATTGTTATGAGGTTAAATCATCAGCTGAAGATTTTCGTTCTGGTCATGGGTTGAATTTTATTGGTGATTATAACTACCTGGTTATGCCGACAGATGTATGCGCTGCGGTATCCCTTGAAATTCCACATTATGTAGGAATATATGTACCAGAAGCAAATGATCTTACATGCGTCAAAAAAGCAAAGCGAAGAAATCGGACAAGGCCTGTGTCTGAAATACTTTTGATGATGTTCCGGTCTGCGAATAGAGATTATAGAAAAGCAGTAAAACAGTTGGAGGAGATGAAGAATGGCTTATAAGTATTTAGATAACGCTGTCAAATCCATTGAATATCAGCTGAAGAATATCAGCTGAACAGCGCATATAGCCACGGGTATTCTGATGGGAAAGAGGATGCGAGAATAGAATATTCGAAGCACGGGAAAATTGTAAAAATGAAAGTGCTAAGCGATAATGACTTCAACTCTATGCCAGACTACTATAAATCATGGCCCGTAAAAGCATGGTGTAGTTGCGGAAAACCACTTAATCGACTGGATTATACATTTTGTCCGTATTGTGGAGGATTGATTGCGAGAGGAGATGAAGAAAATGGCAGATAAAACATGCGAAACTTGTATTGAAAACGACAACGGGCTGTGCGACCGCAAAGGCATCCTGATAGAGGAAGACGATACCTGTGAAAAGCACATATCAAGTTGGAAAGAAACAATGATGGAGAATTTTATCCGAAAATCAATGTGGTAAGGACGGAAATGTCCTTGTCAGACGGGAAGGTGGCTAAATGACAAATGTGAGTTGGATTCGATTAGAAATAGATATGTTCGATAACAAAAAAATCCGGCATATCAGAAAACTTCCAGAGGGGAACAACATCGTTCTAATCTGGATGATGCTCCTGACGATGGCAGGGCGTTGTAATTCAAACGGGATTATTTTTTTGACAGAGAATATTCCATATACAAATAAAATGTTGGCTGACGAGCTGGACTTTGATGAGAGTGTGATCGAACTTGCACTTACAATTCTTGAAAAATTCGGCATGATAACCAGAGATGGAACATTGCTTTCAATTCCCGGATGGGAAGAGCATCAGAATATTGACGGGCTTGAAAGAATCAGAGAGCAGACAAGAAAACGGGTTGCCGAGCACAGAAAACGCCAGAAAGAATTATCAGAGGAAGAACGTACGCCGAAGATTCCAGAGCAGATTTCTTGCGAAAAAGATTTAGTCAAGCCCGGAGATGTTCAGAAAGTTGTTGATGAATGGAACAAGCTTCAGCAGTTCGGGATTCAGCCAATCGCAAGAATGACAGCAAGGCGAACGCAAATGCTGAAAGCAAGAATCCGAGAATATGGCATGGATAAGGTAATGGAAGCTCTGAGGAACGTAAAAAACAGTGACTTCCTTATGGGGAAGAAAACTGATTTTATGATAAATTTTGAATGGTTTGTGAAACCAAACAACTTCTTAAAGATACTCGAAAACAAATACCACAACAGGGAGGATATGCGAAATGGAGCTGACGCAACTCAAAGAAATGTCGAACCAATCATCCCACTTGGAGAATGGAATGGAGAAGAATCAGACACCCCGTTCGCTTGAATGCCCTGAATGCGGGGACAGCGGGTGGAGATGGGTAAGAGATGCAAGTGGTATTCCCTATTGCGAGGAATGCCCTTGCGGAATCAGAAAAAGAATAATCCTTGAAAATCAATTGAAATTTGCAGAGCTTCCAAACGTGTTTAAAGGCTCAAATTTCAATGATTTGAAGTCAAGTGTATATTTGAACGCCGAGAGCCGAAAAGTATTTTCTCAGGCGGCTCAGGCGGTAAATTACTGGTTTAAAAATCTTCCTGATATGCAGAAGAAAGGAATAGGGCTATACCTTTTCTCAAACGCAAAAGGTTCTGGCAAAACCAAAACAGTATGCAGCTTGGCGAATGAAATTATGAAGAAATACCAGAAGCCAGTAAAGTTCACCACATCCCTCAGGATTCTTGATGAGATCAAGAATACATGGGGAGACAAAGGGAATACGGAAGGAAAGTTGATAGAGGATTTGTCCAGAACAGAAATCCTTATCATTGACGACTTCGGCGCTGATTCTGGTAAGGAGTGGATTAACGAAAGATTCTATAGCATTATCAACGGGCGGTATGTCGACAGGAAAATCACTATATTCACGAGCAACTGCCAGATATCAGAACTGAAATATGACGAGAGAATCACAAACAGGATTCTGGAGCGATCACTTGAAATCCCATTTCCAGAGGAATCTGTCAGAGAACATATAGCACAACATTTGAAAATGAAGATGGTACAAGGAATGCGAGGTAAAGAGAATGAAAATAGCTGTTAAACCATGGGGCGAAATGTCTTTCAGAGAAATTCAGAATTTAAAAGAAAAGCAATGTAAGCATTGTGATTATTTTTCAAAGAATAATTCTGGAGGGTTATCATATGGAACTTGCGATTACATCCTTATTAACGATCGCATGAGAGGATGCCTACCGACGGAATGCGTAATGAAAGGGATTTTTAAAAGAAGAACAGGAACAAAAAGAAGAGCAGCTTTGAGAATTTAAACCTTTGAAAGGAGAAGAAATGAGAACAATAAGCGAAATGTATAAACGTTCCGGGGGAACAGCATATCAGCATAAATGTTCTGAATGTAGATTCTATAGGGACGGAAAGAGGGGAAAATGTCTGATGTACGGCGGTGATCGGGACTGGCATGGAAATTTTATTGCCTGTAAATTCTTCAATCTTGAAGATGATATGCCGGAAGGACAGATGAATATTTTTGATTATGTGTGAAAGAAAGGAGGAACGAGGAGCCGCTGGCCAGCGAAAGGATATCCCGGTTCCTCCTTATTTTTTATGAATAATGGCGACTTGAAATATGCAATTGAGAATGGTATCATCAATTTGTCTCACATACAAGAGCAAGTTGAAATGAATAAAAGGGAAGAAATTTTAAAAGAATACAGGGACAGTATATGGAAGGCATCTGACGGATATTGGAAAATCCGTATGACTCATGACGAAACCGGACAGCGGAAGATGTTCAAACGTCGGTCTAAACAGGATTTAGAGGACTTGATTGTAAAAACACACCGAGAGAAAGCAGAGAATCCGAAAGTCAAGACTATATTCGAGGAATGGGCGCAGCGCAAGGTTGATCTGAATAAGATTTCAATACAAACTTATCAGAGATATCAGCAGGACTTTAATCGTTTTTTTGGGACTATGGGCGAACGCAGAATTAAAAACATTGAGTCAGAGGATATCAGCAACTTCCTGGAAGAGCAGATCAGTGAACACAATCTAACCGCAAAAGCTTTCTGCAATCTTAAGACAATTACCAGAGGTACCCTGAAATGGGCGAAGCGTAACAAGCTGATTGATTGGAACGTGCAGGAATTATTCTATGACTTGGATGTCACCGATAAATCTTTCAAAAGAAATATCAAAGAAGATTCGGAAGAAGTATTCAACGACGCTGAAATGGACAGGATGATTGACTACTTGAAAGACAATCAGGACATAGTAAATCTTGGCATTATGCTTATGTTCGTAACCGGGCTGAGAGTTGGGGAGCTATGCGCTTTGAAATGGAATGACTGGCTACCACATATCAGTACGATTAAAGTCAGAAGAACGGAAGTAAGGCATTTTGAAAACCATAAAGGCATTTTTGAAGTCAAAGACTTTCCGAAAACAGAAGCAGGCGTAAGAAATGTAGTGGTTCCTCAGGGGTGTATATGGATATTACAGAAGCTTAGAAATATGTCGACATTCTGTGAATATATATTTTCTAAAGATGGAAAGCGATTAAATACTTATTCGTTCAGGAACCGGTTAAGAACAGTGTGCAAGAAAACTGGTTGTATTCAAAAATCACCGCATAAAATACGAAAAACATATTGCACGATATTACTCGACCACAGCATAGATAATCAGATGGTCACATCACAGATGGGCCACACAAATATTTCGTGTTCCGAGAACTACTACCACAGAGATCGAAAGGACCTCAAGAAAAAACAAAAAATCATGGACAGCATAGATGAATTTATGGTAGTATCAAGATAGCTTTTTTTGAGAGGGAACAGCCAGGGAACAAAAAGGAACACCCTGCAAAAG